GAATTAACAAGAAGCTTAATAGTAGAATCATAGGTAGTACCATAAAACTTACCGTAGTAAGCACTATCAGTACTGTAAATATAAAAATTTCTACCATCTTTAGTGGATAAAAGCTCCCTATTAACATTAATATAATAAGTAGCATCTATACTATATAAGGACTGGAATAAGCCTAAGCGCTCATTATAAACTAAAGTTTTAGTATCTGCCCCATTTGAAAGTGTAAATAGAATCTCATTACGCTTTTCATCTTTACCAGATACACAGCTAGTAAAATCGTATTGATTCATAAAAGGCTGCATAGCTTTTTCCTTAGTCAAGCTAGTTACTTTAAGCTTACCGTATTGATCCCTATACATATGCACTATAGTATTAGTGTATGAATCAAACCAGTATAAACCTGTAGATGTATTCACTATAGAATATTTATTAGTGCAGCCATAGTCTGTAGTAATATAATCAAATCTAGATAATAAAGTACCAGTACCTAAAACAAGTTGTTGGCCTGAATTATCTTGTACTAAAGAACGTTCATTAACTGAAACTACGCCTATAGCCCTCTCTTGTAGATAGTATAGCTTATCCTCAAACTTGTATAAACTCACTATATCCCCATATGAAGAGTCTACATCAATATAATCATTAGCTGGATATAATAGCCAGCTATCGTATTTTTCCCCATTAATCTTATTACTAGATGCTACTATCCTATTTTTGAATATATTAGTAGAATCGCTTTGTTGCTCCTCAGTGATTACAGCTTCCTTTTTAATATCATTATCTTTAGAATAAACCGTGTTGTATACATACAGCGGCTCTAAGTTCTGATCAGAATCCTCATCTTCATTGAGGTATTTAATATTTGAAGTTATATCACTGAATTTAGTAGCATAGTCTCCTTGTCTTAGTTCCATGTTTATACTAGATTCTAATGGGACTATGTCTACCTCTGCAAATGATCTATCATTCCTACTTTCTACTTCAGGTATAAAGCTTTCGTATGTTATAGGTTGTAAATCAGCAGCATTTATAAATATATCCCCGTTATAAGGAGCTGTACTACCTGTACCTGTCTGTACACCAGTTATAGCTATATATTTGTTATTATTCCTTACAGAGTTAGTATTACCCCCATACATAGTACTGTAATTATAACGCTTGTAGTTAGCGATATATGGAGATTTATAATCTACACTCCCCCCATAATTGAAAGGTGCGTAACCTGTACCTCCTTGTTTAGTAATATGCTCTGAGTACAGAGGCCTTAATAACATCGAACTCACTGTACGTGCAATTTTATCATACTTAACATTAGGAGACATCATATAAGACCAATAATCATATTTACCTATAGTATGTTTATCAGCTGTAACATTTGTATTCCAGTCAGAACCTGAGAAATAAGGTTCCCCTACACTACGTATAATCTTAGAATCATCTATAGAAGCTACTGATATATCTTCTGTAATACCATTGTACCACTTATACATAGAAGAAATAACAAGACCATCATCTAATATATGTGTACCCCTATTATCAGATAGTATACTGTTTAAAAACCCTATACATTCTATATAATCACCATCTAGACTGAATCCACCCTCTTTGTAAAAAACTGTTTCAGGAGAAATAAACTGAAGTAGGTAATAATTAATGTAGCTATCTGTATAGCTAGCATCTAGATCTCTAGAATTAGACCTAGCTGGAAATGCTTGATACCCAGTATCATCCCCCTCCCTAGCTTCGTCCCCCCTATTATTGGGGAATGTAGGTTTAACTATACCTTGACTAAGTACACTCTTATCTGAAGTAGTTCGTTCAGTCCTAAGTATTTGATAAGCCGTTGCACCGGTAGGTAACGATGTTACTTCAAACACAGGGCTTAGTATATTACCAAAAGCACTACTACCATTTGTACTGTGTATAGGTTCCTCTATTATATGAGGCATCCTTAAATCACATATCCACTGGGGAGATGTTTCATGCCCTTCATTATTCAAGAACTTTATAGAGAAACGGTATATCTCATCCCTTTGATAGGATTGGAAATTAGCTGTATAATATGGACTAGCGTAGTTTTTAAAGCCGTACTTAGCTACTCTAGTAGATACAGAGGCTTTCTTGCTATCACCTGAATCCTCTAATACTATCTCTTTAGTCTCAAACGATATATTTATATTAGGACCTGAAGCACCCAAAGTATCACCATCTTTTTGATACTTATAATGATCATAATCGTTCATGGGATTATCATAGCCAGCATCGCCAAGAGACCCATCATAAGTACCATAATATGGTATGTAGTTAAATGAATTGATTGCATCTAAATCAGTATCTGTAGGCCATGAAGGGCTAGTACCATCTATAGTAGCTTCTACAGTGGTATTACTATTGTATATTGTAGCTGATTGATCTGAAGTAAACCTATAAGCCCTAGAGTCATAACCACTTAAATCTATACCTTCAGTACTAGTAGTCTCTACATCAGCTAAAAATAGCCTATTATCTTTACTCTCTAATAACCTAGCTTTGCTTATTATGCTGGAAGCACTAGTAGTAGTACTAGATTCTACTAGTAATTCCTCTAAAGTTATAGTACCTTCGTAGCTAGAACCTGTATCTGTAAACTTGTAACTAGTAGTCCCTGAAGACATACTTACCTGACTAATCCTGTTTATTAAGGGAGTACCAGTAATAGAATCGTAGTGTACAGAGTAAGGTATAATTTTATCATATAATTTAACTATAGAATCAGTAACTGTAACTTCCATAATGAATGCCTTACCACAGTTTTCATCTACGTCTGAGCCTGTATATGTCCTAGTATTAGATGCAAATTCATTCGATTTAGATATGTGATATAGTCCAGTTAAGTTAGATATAGGAGATTGACTACCGCTATTTGATACAAATCTATAAGCGTATTGAACAGTACCCGCTAATAAAGACCCATTACCTATAGAAGACAATTCTATACTAGAGTCCGTAAAAGGAAATGAAGGTGAAGAAGATAGACTACTTGGTGATACATAGTATCCTGAATCATCTTTAACACCTTCAGGAGCATCTAATACATTAAAACGCCTTATACCAGAAGTACCGTCAAGCCAATATAGGTTTTCAACATTATCAGTTTCAGCCCTCAGTATAGCAGATATATTAGTACTGGTATCCCAGCCAAAACCCTCATAACCAGAATAGCTATATATAGCGTCATAATCACTATACAGCTCTTTATGAGAACTTACAGTGCTACCATCAAATACTACTTCATATATTGAAGAGTGGTCAGAACCATCTGCAACTAGAAATAGTATTACTCTGCTACCATTAACAGTATAGCCTATAAGATCGTAGTAATAGGAGCTTTCAACACTATTAAGCCTAATATCTGTATTAGCTAAAGACAGCGTATTACCTTTTATATTCTCTAGTGCGCCAGTAGAGTTATATTCATCAGCAATGAGCCTTAGATTCTCAGCATGGAGATACATATTAGGCTTCATGACGCTATAGTCCAAATCTTTATTCATGCCGCCTGAAAAAGTACTGGCGTGCTGTTGTTGTTGTTGTTTAGGCATAATTAGCTAAAATTCCTCAGTTGTTGTTGTTGATTAAGATTCTGCATAAACTTCTCCCCTTCATTTATCTTAGGGATAAGTCTTATCCAACTGTTCTTAAGTGACTCTAGTTCATCTATAGATTTAGGACCTACAGATTTACCATACGCCTGTTTGACATAGAAGCGCCATTTACTGGCAGCGTGTACATATATTTCTTTATCCTTTAGCTCACCTCGTATCCATTGCAAATAGAATATCTTAGTAGCTATATACCAAAAGATAGCATCTATAAAGCTTTGATTATCTGATACCATTGGATAACCATAGTAGTCTAAGGGGATGGCTAGGTATGAAATCATCAAGTACCCAGTCTTAACATTAGTTTTAATATACCCTGGTACTATCTTATACTCCAACAAATCTGTATTAACTGTACCCCCATCACTAGACATTTGTATTACCCCCTCATCTAGTAAAGTCCTTAATATAGATTCAGTTTCTTCGTCAGTATTAAGCTTTGTCACTGCTTCTTCATAGGTTAAATCAAATAACCTCATAGTAAGATCTATAAGGTCTGATGTGGCTACATTACTTAAGTCTACAGCCCCATCTAAATGCTCATGGTCTATATCTTTAGTTAGACCATAATTACCTGAGAAACTGCCCGAAGCATACTTCATTGGATAGAAGTTATCAGAACTCTCTTCTAGAGCATATGCAACTTGAATTACCTGTTTACAGTCATACGGTAAAGGAGCTTGGTAATCTGTTATTTTCTTTAGTGGTACACCAGCTTTACCTGTAACCTTTTGTACATAAGAATTTGGGGCTTCTATCTTCTCTAAAGCTTCTGCAGCCCATTCAACCATATCGTTTATAGGTACATCAGATTCACCTAAGCCTAAATCTGCATATACTTTAGATATGATACTCTTCAATGATATTAAATTATTCATATAAATTAGTTTTCAAAGTAGTCAGCCAGTTTATTTTTTATAATGTGAGCTAACCTACGCTTATTACCCCTTGAGGGTATAAATCTGTAAAAACTCTTATGTTTAACTACAGCCTTCCTTTTATCCCATTTGAACATATACTTATATCCATCACTATGTTCGTTAAAATGGTATATAGTTTTGCCATACTTCTTTGTTAAATTAAAATCTACCGATAGCCTTTTCTTCCTACCCATGCTAGACTTTAGTTTAATTATTCTAAGGCTACCTAACCTATAAGGCATCTTAAAAGTACCAGCTTCATATAGCATATAGTCTACCATACTAAGTACAAAGTCCTTGTTTATATCTGCATATTCTTCTTTAGATATAGCATAGGGGGAATTATTAAACTTATCAGCTATATAATCTTCATACATGTTAATAAAAGTGTACGAATCTTTAACTATATTTTCGCCTCTTTTACTCATTACTAACCGGCTGTTTTTCAACATTAGGACTTAAATTAAACTGGGCATCATTAGAGGTATCACTAGGTGCTCTAGAGATAATACCCAGCTCCTTGCTTAATATCATCTGTTTTAATATAGGTACTTTATCTTGCGGTAAAGGATAGTTAGCGTACCAATTTGTATCGTTACTATCTTCAACTTCTAATGGATTCTCAAATATACCACGTATATTGATATACTCTAATTCTTCAGAACCTTTGATGTATATACGCTGATTGCGTAGTGCAGCTGTCTCATCCTTACCAGTGTATTTCCTATACTTCTGCCAATGTAATCTACTGTAAGGTACTACTTGTATTTGTTTACCAAGAACAGTACCAACATACTTAATACCACTACCTAGTGGTAAATCCAATGTTTTAGGCAATTGGTTTTTAGTCCTAAGTATATAATAATCAGAGTCTATACTATTATCTTCAGCTTCATCAACAAACTCAAGCTCTTCATTATCTAATTCCTGTAAGTAATCTGGATTAAGACTATAACCCTTAGTTAAGTCCCTACGAATTAGTAAAGCCCTGTATTGATGTACCCAATCTTCTATCTGTCTGATAGAAACTGGCTCACTTTGATTAACTATAGATCCCCTGATTATAGTAAGTAAATCTTTAGTAAGTTTTTCTAGATCTATACCCATTTTATATTAATTAATATTTTACAGAATCCAGTACTATATATTTACTTTGGACTATTGTATAAATATCAGTACCATCAGTAATATTTATTTCGTATATATACGTTCCAGCTGATATATCATTATCATCAGGATCTACTTTAAAAGTAACATTCAGCCCATCTACGCTACCAGTTATTTCAAATGTTGTACTGCCACCATAATCATCCTTTACAGTCAGGGATGGAGTATAGCCGCTTAGGGATGAAAGACCTGACACGGTACATACTATCTCTGCTGCTCGACCCATTCATTATATACCGCCTCCGCTTCTTTATCATTTAAGGTCTTGGTTTCGGGCATAGCTTCAAGACTGTCAATAATCTGCTTTGCCCTGCCCCACATTTCATCTACTTTCACGGTACGCCACCGAGTATACTCGTGTTTGATGGTGTTATCGTCTATCCGCTCAAATGTTCCTATGTTGCTTTCTGCCATAATTAACTGGTTGTCTCTATAATAGTATAAGTATTGCTATACCTTCAGCTATAGCTACACCATAACCTACAAGTTTCCTATTCTTTTGTTTAGTAATTTCTTCTTCATACTCTGAGGCTAAATCTCTATACATATTTTTTACTTCACTTATTTTCTCAACTTGTAACTCAAGATTATCATTCCTTCTAGTTAAAGTAGCTATCTCATCTTCTCTCAGCCTATTTATACTTTTTAGATGCTGTATCTGATTTTGCTGATTGTCTATAATCTCGCCTCTTTCCCTATAATCTATATGAGTATCTACTATATCTTTAGCTGTAATATCTTGAAAAGCTATATAAATAGAGCTATCACCTCCAACAAACCCTACATCTAAAAGCTCGTAATTATCGCCAGCATAATGATCTACAATGTATTGAGCTATAGAATCTATAGGCATGCTATCTACTTCAGCTTTTAAACTATCGTATTTAGCTGCTATCTCTTCTTTAGCTTCTTTCTCTAACCACCATAATTTTTTGTACCTCTCTACTTCTTCGGATAAGCTATCGCTCCTATCAGATTCTTTAGTATAAGCTTCCTCAAGCATATTAATACTATCCTGTTGAAATTCTATACTATCCTTCAAATTTATATTCTTTTCCTGAAGAGCTTGTTTATCTTGCCTGTCCCCATGCCACATAATAGCGACAAATATAAGTGCAGCTGCACCTACTATATTAAGAATTTTCATGACTATTGTTTTTATTGTTATTATTCTTACCAAACTTTCTACCAGCTTCTTCTGTTATTATCGCACTCATACCAGAAGGTATGCCTACAGACCAATAAGTACTATCCTCAGTATAAAAACTTAAAACTGCTGATAAAAGTATGACAATGTATCCAGCTATCCTAGGAGCTGTTAAAAATTGTTTACCCTTCATAGTATCTGTATTTAGTCTTGTTACCTTTCTTATATGCAACTAAAGCTTCATTCCTATTATCTTCAGTAGATACATAACTTACATGAACCCAGTCAGGTTCTTCCTCATTACCATGCTCCCAAACTAACTGGTCATAGTCTAAGTTTCTATAGATATAATTAAATATTTGACTGTTATTTATAAAGCCGTACATATCTGCATCTAGATCTACAGCTTCCCCGAATAGGTGCTGACTATTTTTAGAGCCACCTATACGCTTATTTAGCTTCTTAGATCTGTAGAAACTAGCTATACCTATAGGCCTACCATAATAGCTCCTTAGAGGCTCAAAAATACGCTGAGCCACTCTCTTCATGTTATCCTCTATACAATAACAATACACGTTATTATCTATCCCATATTTAACAGCTGTGTAGGATTTAGTAGCTTCTTTATAACTTATATGTTCACTGATTCTATCCATAGTACAATTTTATTAAGCTGATATCCACAGTAGTACACCTACTGCAATAGATACTACTGATGCAGCACCATATACAGTCCATCTAAATCTTTCTAATTTCTCTACTCTTTTTTCAAGTTCTTTAGTCTTTTTCTCTTCAAGGTCCCTTACTCTTTCTATCCAACCTTTTTCATGATACTCACTGCCAAGCAAAGCTGTAGCCATATCATTAACTCTTTCCTTAAGCCAATTTACATCTTCTTTCAAAGCTTTAAACTCTCCATTTGGTATCTTGTATTCTACTCTTTTAGTATTTTCTTGCATAGTTTATATTTATAGACTTATTAAACTTCTAGCTTTAGATTAAGATTGTATTGAGTACCACATATATCATTTATATGTGTAATTATATCTTCCATCTCATCCCTGGTAAAAAAGTTTATATTCTCATCTTCTTCATCAGCCTCATCATAGTCCTGTAGTACATATTCATTAACTATATCTATATAGGCATTAAGTAACATTAGGTTAACCATATCTTTAGTGGAATCTTTACCTAACGCTTTATCTTTGGCTAACCTTTCAGCCTGCTGGGATGAGTACCAATAGATTTGTAATTTATAGTTATTAAATTCTGATTGAGTCATTACTCTTTAGGTTTTAATGGGTTATTCTTTCCCTCTAAGATAGAATTAATCTGACCATAGATAAGTATACCGTATATCTTAGGTAGTTTATTTTGAAGCCTGACTAATTCCTCATTTGTAAGATCTATTTCTTTTTTAGCTTCATTCAACTTCATGAATATATCAAAGTCTTTAGCTTTATTAGTCTCTTCCTTCTCTAGCTCTGTTAAAGCTATATTCTTTAGAAGTACGCCTAATTGAGGAGCTTCTTGTTTACCAGCATCATTACTGATAGTTAGCTTTTCACCATTGGCGTTATAGAGGTTCTGTGTTAAATCTATTTTCATATTTATTTGATTTTAGTATATTCTTATAGTCTACGTATAACTGTAAAAATTGTTACCCTATTATTTATTTAACAAAATTATGGTATCGGAGGTAAACTTATATCTTCATAGCTATCATTAGAGGGAGTAGCATTATCCCATACAACCTTTATTATGTATATACCATACCTGTAAGTATCGTCAGCAGCAGCCATTAAATATATAATATCTTTACTACTATCAGTATCTGTTTCACTAGAAGTTACGCTTTCTATGATAAAATTTGAATTGAGCCCAGCTTTAGTATTTACAGTATGACTACTTTTATATGTAAGACTTGTAGAGGTATAAGAGAATCTATGTATTACAAATAAATCATTATTATCTTCGTATCTAATAACATATAAATTATCTTCACTAGCACACATAGTATGCCCCATCCAACCTTTTTCGCCTGTAATTTCATCGCTATATCTAACAGATCCAAACGTATTTATACCAGGATTGTTATAATCAAACTTATATCCTACAACTTCTTGATTTTCATTATAACCATCTGAATAATAAGCATTAATTGTATTACGTACAGCAAATATCTCGTTCCAAGAAGGATAAGGTCTTGCATAAAACGGTGTAGCCATTTCTTCCCTAAAATTATTCCCAGGATCTAAATTAGATGTCTCCCATTCCTGTCCCCAATTAGTTCCAGGAGTTGTATCAAGTTCCCTAATCCTAAGTTTTACAGGGTCTCCACTCCCGTCAAGTACTATAGCTGCAAAATAAGAAGTGTTTGTAAATCCTTCTCTATCTATCAACTTATGATGTATTTCTTCCCAATCTTTGTTGGATGCTTCAGAATGATACTGAACTTCATCTTTTATAGATCCATCATTCTTAGAACCATCTAAATGATAGAAAAATGACCACACCTCTATATCATCACCAGGACCTTCTTGTAAATCACTCATAAGGACAACAGTCCTGGGAGAGCCGGTAGAATCATAATCTGATACCATTATACTCTTTACTTTTGAATTCATGGTATAATAATAATCACCTGTACCGTAGTCAAAAAAAGTAATATTAGCGTCAACACCATCTCTATCCTCTATTTTAAGCTCATGCCACCATACTTTTCCCTCAACATCATCTAATGTGTATATAAAAGGTATAAACAAATAAGCGCTAGAAGTGTTAGAGTTATAGTATAAGTCTATGTCTCTAAGATTACTATATGTTTCTGTGGTACTAGTATTGGGATTGTAGTAACTATTAAAAGAACTTATTAATGCAATATCGCCAGTATCCCATATTTTAAAAATAAAAATATAATCTGTATCTGTCACAGCTACCAGATAAGGTCCAGCAGTATACATACATACAAAATAGCTATAAATAGCTGTTATAGATGAAGCTTGATCATCTCCATAATTTCTAAAATACAGTTGTTCATATCCGCTTTTATCATCTTTATGAGGATCAAAACCGGAAGGAATGTATGAAGTATCAAAATTATCTGCAATAGACTCCTCAAAAGATTGATAAAGATTATCTGTACTAGGATTTACTTCATCTACTATATTTAATAATGTAAAACTATCTGTATTTGGTACTGCCATATTAAATTTCCTTTAATTCTTTGATTTGTTGTTCTAATCTAACTACTTTAGCTAATAATAAGTCTATATAAGCAACCTGTTTATACCCTTCTTTATTCTCACTAACAAACTCAGGATTGATCTTTTCAACCTGTTGAGCTGATACACCATATCTTAGATTATCACTGTCTTTAAAATTAAATGAAAATATATTAATGTCATCAATACTATCCTGGATAGCATAACAAACATTTTCTTTTAACCTCATATCTGAAGATAGTATAAAATTATTTGCTGTAATATTACTAGATACAGTCAAAGCACCTGTCATAGAAACATTACCCAATGTATCTATAGATATGCCTTCAGAATCTCCATCTCCAGATAAATAATTACCATTAAGGTCTATATTCTGCGTAGCAATATGATTTCCGAGATTATCACCATCTCCAGTAGCAGTACCACAATCTTCTGATTTAGCTCTAACTATGCCGTCTCCATCTACATATAAGCACCTATTACCTCCTGAAGGATCCGTTAAATTTCCAAGTTTAAGACCTGAAGATGTAAATTCGTTTACATAGGCTGTATTGGTAGAAGGCGAATCATCTGCATCTAAATTATAATAACTTTTAGTTATACTAGCAAATGCAGTAGTGACAGTTTTTACATATCCGTACCCTTTCCAACTTGAACCATCATTAGATTCATCTAAATATACTTTATAAGATACCGCACCAGTTACATCTGTCCACGATGATTCTAATTCACCAAAAGTTTCTTCTAAAGAAGGTATATCAAGAGTAGGTGAAGCGGATGAAGCTACTGTTTCACCTAATTTTGATTTGGCAACTATTTTAACACGATAATAAGAATCATACGTACTACCTGACGAAGTATTATAATTAGGAGATAAACTAACATTTGAAGGTACAGACATTTGATTTATACCAACATTAGTACTATTTATATATATAGCATTAGTTGTAATATTGCCATTATCTGTAACATCTTGTAAATCTAAACCACTAGATGTTACATACCTACCATCCAAATCCTGAGTAATTGTACCACTATCCTGTCTAGTCAGAGTTAATATACCTGTCGATGTATCAAAAGACATCAAATTTATCTTATCTCCATAGGCAGTATCCCAATTAGATATATTAAGATTAGATCCTATAACTGTACCTGATGCAGCTATATTTCCTGATACATCTAAGGCTTCTGAGGGGTAGATGTTTTGATTAACTCCTGTATAAAAATTGCTTCCTGATCTAACTATTGTTAATGCTGTTTCAGCTATAGTTCCTTCTCTTTGTATATAGAAAGAATGATTGCTTTTACTTCTATCAAATTGGATGCGATTATCACCATCAAGATTAAAATATAATCTTCCTTGTAATGCAATACTCCCATCCACATCCAACGCCTCCGCCGCCGCTGTGGTTTTGCCTACTGAGAGATTGCCTGCAAAATAACTATTTTCTCCATCAACTCCTATTCGTACATCTCTAGTGCTGGTTCCATCTCCTTTATAGAATTCTACTGCTTTGGTTCCTGTAGTATTAGTTAACCTGAAGAATCTCATTGTTGCTGAAGACGCAGATAAATCAGGGAAATCAAAATCAGAGAATGTAGGATTATCAGACCCTCTTGAAAACTTCAATCCTCGTGGAGAACCTATCATCTTAATAGATCCCATGATATCTAAAAATTCGTCCGCCGCTGTAGTTTTGCCTATTGAAAGTCTGTCAGAAAAGTAGGAATACCCTGTGCCATCAACTTGTAAAACCCCGTCTGTGATGTTGACGTTGCCTTGTGAAAAATTATGCGTCAATGCCCTGTAATTAATTGTTTTCCAGTCAGCAACCCCATCATCATAACTCCCTATGTTAAGGTTTTTGTCCTGATTTGAAAGTGGGGCAAGGTATCCTGAACCCCTGTTGATGTAAATACCAGCCGATCTTAATTCTGTATATTCATCTGTCCCTGTAGTTCTAATGTATTTATCCGTACTATTCCCCTGATCAGTCACATTTTGCAGGGTAGGAACAGATTCCAAAGGCTGGCCTGACATAGCTCCCAGATAGCCCCATTGTGTATTTGAAATAGTCTCTGTATTAATATTCTCTAACTGAGTAACCTCTGCATCCGTAAGATTTTGAAGGTTACTGCTCAAGCTCAAATCTGATAATACTTCTGAATAGCTCCTGCCTTCCAACCCATTTGCAGTAAACTTAGCATAGTCGTTATCTGCTGCATCCGCGTCATCTATTTGAACTATCTTATTATCGGCTATACCCACATCTACATCGAATGTCCTGTTGGCAGATATATCGCCTCCCCCAGTTAATCCTGTGCCTGCTGTTAGGGTTACGCTTGTATGATCTATATGTTCATTTGAAACATAATTGCTAAGAGAGTTATGGTCCACACCAGCTTCTAATACGCTTGCTGTTATACTATTACCAGCATCATCATATGTAAGATCAATTGAAGTAGTGTCAGTTAATATAGTTCCTACTGCATCTTGGGCTCTTTCGCCAGTGAAGTACTGATTACTAGCTCCCTCGCTTAAATCGTCAGTTGTTTTACCAGAAAAATCTGTATCAAAATCTGATGAATCATAGGTTGTCCAGCCTACATCATTTGTATAGTTTGAAAGATTAGGTTCAACCTCAAAATCCACCTCATTGTTTGTATCATCATAGGTAACAGTAATTAAGGTTTGTGTACCAGTTAGCACATCCCAGGCATAATCCTGTACAGTTTCTTTATAATTTGAAATAACAGTCAAATCGTTTGGAACAGACAATGTTATTTTGTTGTTGGTATTATCAGGAGTTATAGTAACATTTCCACCATTAACTAAATCTACATTTCCACCAGCATTTGAAACCCCATCAATACTAACCAAGGCACTTACCTGGGTTGCTGTAACTGAGTGTGGATTATTCGTTAAAGCAGAATGGCTCTCCCCAATTGTTAAGGTGTTGCCTATGTCATCATAAGAAAGAGTAATTGCATCAGATGAGGCTAATAAGTTGTTTACCCTGTCATCCACCCTTTCGTTTGTATAATAAAGATTAGTCCCTTCTGACAAATCCCCTGTATCATAATTACTTAATAGAGTTGAATGATAAGGAAGTGTATTGACAAAATCAATCCAACTGTTAGTTGTGTCCCATATACCTATATAGTTATCAGAAGGACTGTCTGGTCTTGTAGCTACAGCTTGTAAACTGCCAACTTCACCTAATCTCCAAAGATCGGTAGTTTCATCAAAACCCCAGCGATAGTTCGTCAATGTTCCCCTGTCAGCCTCCCAGCCTGCAAAACCCGCTGTAATACCTGAACCTGTTTCACCTGAATTAATAATTGCCAGATTATCTTCTATCTCTACAGTCTCCGTATTGGTAATAAATTCAGTACCATTAACTGTCAAATCCCCAGAAATAGTAATACTATCATCTATATATTGTCCAGATCTACCAGCTAAAAGAAGATACTGAGAATGATCATCATCCCCTAATCCTGCTAAATTACCGTGATCAGTGACACCTGATGAAGTAAATCTATCTACAAAGGGACTTTCTACACTATATAATGTAGTAGAGCTTTTCTGTACTATAATTTTCCCTATCAAAGTACTATAAGCAGAAAGAAGTCCTGGAATATCAGGTGGAGGTGTTGCGGTTTGAGCATCTTTCAGTTGATAATTACCCCTACCATACACAGTGTGTATAGAGGAATCATGTACTGCATAAACCCAATGCACCCCATACCTATTTGTAGTTAATGCAGCTAAAGTACCTGACCCATCATCATAATTTGTATTATCAATTTCTGAGTTACTTAACACTCTTGTATGACCACCAGCACCATCCCTATACCAATAATTAAAAGTATCTGTACCAGAACTATCAAAAGAATCTACACTGAAACGATTAACAAGTTCAGCCCATAACACACCCTCTGTCGTTGATATATAAAGCCCAGAAGGATTGCCTATCATTAACCCTGTAGCACGCTCCACAGGAAATCGCTCTTCCCCAAAAAGTTGAACACGCCTGTTAAAATTCCAGTTGTTTGTACCACAAAGACGTATTGCAACCTCACCACCATATTTATATACCCTACCGACTGTAAAATCACGAGTGAAAGATATTGAATAAAAAGAAGTAGTGTGAGTTATTATACCTGCACTACCATCGTAAAAAATATAATTATACGCATTATCAGTAGGCGTTAGTGTTGTCGATGACCATGTAACATGACTAAGCTTACTACCTTGTCCTTCATTCAAAGATGTAGGTACAGATTCTAAGGCAGTATCATCATTTTTTACAACACCACCGCCTTCTGCTACAGTAACTGTTCCATCACCATTATTAGTGATTTCACCACCCCATAGCCTGCCTGCCATGCTAATATTATCTAACCAATTTATACGTTGCCATATAATCAGATTATCCTGATAATTAATAGCATCCCTAGCTGATCCATGTAACCTACGAAGTTGAAATACAGAGAGACCTATACCAGCTCCAGTAAGTTGGCATACAAAGCCTATCATATCTTGATATGGCGCCTTGAATGAAGCCTGAGGATATTGTTGCCCTTCATTAATGTCGTACACCTCTACCCTATTAGTAGCTGAATCAATGATTGTAACAATTTCATAAAAATAACCTAAATAATCAATCAAGTACAAGTCCGTATTAAGCGTGCCTGCACCCTTGTCATTTAGGTTTTTTACTGGGAGATTACACTCGTAGTAGTGATCACCTGTGGATGATAAATTAACTTGTCCTACCCTAGTTTCCCAACTTACGTTAGGTACGTATGACATATTAAGCGAATGTTAAATGTATCTTTATTAAGTAATTTTCTGTAGTTAATGATGCTAATTCTACTTTACCATTGGTAGTGTCATTAGCTAGTTTAGTATATGCTGCGTCACCAACAAAACTTACATATGTATCAGGACTACTACCAGCTTTATACATAATCCTAGCATCGAATACAGGCCTATAATTCCCATTAGAGTCAGTAACATTATGGTTTATAATTAAATCATCTGGATCATTTTGTGTTACTCCCCCGCTAGAACCATCAGTTAAAGTCCAACCATCTGGTTTAACTGGAGTTAAAGAAAGCCTACCAGAGACAGTAGTAGCTGCATCTAATTCTATTTCAAATACTTGACCAGCAGCTGTCTCATCTTGTGTATATGGTACACCTGATAGATTTAAGTCCCAACTAGAATGACTTGTAGAACCTGTTATATGGGTTATAGTGAGATCTATAGTAGTATTACCAGCATAACTTGCTACTTCAGCATAAAATTTAGCTGTATTAGAATTGGCTACTGTTAGTACCTGACCTACTGTATAACTCATACCACTATCAGCAATGTTCATAGTAAACGTACTACCAACTGATTTAGCTGATAGATCTATAGTATCTGTACTTGTTGTAGTATATAATGCCCCGGTTAGTGTACTTATTTGAGACCAAGTAGTAGTACCAGAAGCCTTATAATGTACACTATTATCATCAGTATTTATATAGTAAGTATCATATGTTTGGCTAGTAGTATTTGTAGGAGCCCCAGACCCATAAGTCCATTGATCCCCGTCTATGCCATCACTACCATCAGCTCCTGCAGCTCCATCTTCAACTACAGTCTGCCAAGCAGCCCCATCATATACATATGATTTATTATCTGTAGTGTTGTAATAAGCATCATTCTCTGAAGGACTTAAAGGATGACTAGATGCATCTGCAAGCCAATTAAGTGATATACCTTGAGGCCCTGTATCTCCAGTATCACCTGTAGCTCCTTTGATATTACCTATAGTGGACCAAGACCCGGAAGATTTTTTATATAAATCGTATGTATCAGTATCTATATATAGATCCCCATCATTACCCCCTGTAGGAGCCCCAGAACCTGTGGTTATAGTAGCACCATCAGTACCGTCAGTACCATCAGCACCATTGTATACAGGAAAGGTATCTGTAGAACTATCAGAATAAGTAATAGTATATGTATCAGTAGTACCTGCACTACCATCGCCAGATGTCTTGCTAACATCTGTTATACTTACACCCTGAGCTCCTGTGTCGCCTTTAAGACCAGTGTCGCCTTTGTCACCCCTGTCACCTTCAGGCCCTTGTGGTCCTTCAGGACCTATGGGACCAGAAGTAGTACCAGTAGGGGAATAATAAACAATGTCCCACTCATAAGAGGAGACATAATTAGATTCATACTGTACAGCTTGATTTATATCATCTATATCTATGTTACTCGTAGGAACGCCATAATTATAATTAGGCTCTGTAGTACTAACTACTATAACACTCATTTATATAAGGATTTTTGCATAAATTCTGTAATGACAGTAATATGCGTTTGATTTCAGTTATTTGTCCTGCAGCTGCTGAATACTCCATAGACTTAAGGTAAGTGAACATAAATATAGCACGTTGTACGTAGCTATTACTGCATACATTACAGTTATGAACATCAGGTACTAACCTCAGTATATTATAAGTACACAACCTCACATTATAGTCTAACAGTGTATTATATGTTACTTTATCTTCATTAGTCGCATTGTATTCTACTTTGTATACACCGTCCATAAATTTATCACCAGACTGCCCTACATCACTAGGTTTAACATCTATATAATCACCTATACTCCAATCTCCACTGCTATCTACGTCGGTACTATCTGCTGAAAGATCCAAACTGTAAGCAGTATCATCCCAAGTTACTGACAGACTAGCCCCAGTTAAATTAGTATCAGCATCAGAAGCTTCTGTAATTCTAAAGGTCTCCCCGTTATCTATTTGTTCAAATGTTAATTTTAACGCCATTATTTTTTAGGTTTCTTAGTTAAATCCATAATAATATCTTCTATAGAGTTTATATCGTGTTTAAATGCTTGTTGTCTAACCTCTTCAGATTTTAAAGTTAGTTCATTTGAGATAAGATAAGAAATTTTCGCATCAAAGTCACATTCAAAACCCATGTGCTCTAAATTATTATTCTCCCTCCACTCTTTATCTACATATAAAAATGTCCAATCACATATACTCCTAGTATGAGTTGGATCACCGTATGCTCTTATAGAAGAATAATATGGAGAAACTATCTTAATTTTTCCATCCGGTTTTAATATCCTATATACTTCATTGAAAAATTTTATAAGACCATCCATTGGATACAAAAACTCTTCCTTATTTACCTTCTCCTTAAATTCTTCAAAACTATTAGACTCATTAACTATCTTTTGCAAATCTGTTGCTACATTAGTATGCGGTATATGTTCTATGTAGTGTCCACAATATATCTCTTCAGCACTATCCGATTCTATCGGCCAAGGAAACTTTTGCAAATTTACTACATAATCAGCAGAATCTGTATTACTTATATCTATACCTACAAACCCTTCCTTTTTATTATTACCACACGCAAGATCTAATTTTGGTTCGTTTATTAATTTCTCCATCCTATAATTTTTTAATATACTCTTATTGTAAATACTCAGTTATACTTTCTATAAATGCTTCATACCAACCCAATTTAGTATTGCAAGACCCACATAAAAGTCCTCGCACTTCTCCTGTGTTATGGTCATGATCTACATGTGGTTGTTTTTTCAATTCGTTAAAATCTTTATTACAAATTAAACATTTATTATTTTGAACATTTTTCATTTCCTCAAAAGCATCTATAGACAACCCATAATTTACTTTTAATGCATAAGTTCTCTGTTTTTCTTTATATTCTTTGCTATCTTTTTTATTCTCATAAGACTTCTTAGCATTTGCCTTAACTTTTTCAGGATTATTTTTAACCCATTCCCTCATATATTCTCTACGCTTCTTTCTTTGACTTTCAGTTTTAGCCCATTCTCTTTTTCTTTTTCTATAAGCCTCCACATCTTTAAGTCTATATCTATCATATTTTGTTAAGCCATTTTCATCCCTTTTTTCCACTCTAGTAAACCTCATCGTTCCTTTGATCATAATGACCTACTAATATAGAAGTGTCACAGGCAAACTTATACCCTTCTTTTGCAGCCTTCTTATAAAAGTAGAGATCTTGTGTATTAGATATATCTCTACCTTCTTCATCTTTACCCTGCAAAGTTTTAAACCAAGGTTTAGGTATATGTCTGAACATATCTAGTTTAAATAAGTTGAATCCCATACCAAGACCGTTAACTTGCTGTACTGTTCCTGGCTCTGGTTTAGCAGGCTTAAAGTCTTTTGGGTTTTTAGTATCCCCAAAGATCATAGGAAATCCCTTGTCACCTTTAGCCCAGTACAAACCACTGACAACATCATAATCATCCATAGATTCATATAACTTAATTAAACCATCAGAAGGTGGTAAATTATCCTCTTCTATAGTTAAAACATACTTAAACTTACTTAGATACTCATTATCTAATATATAGCCTATTAAAGTTTCATAAGCTTCATCCACTCTCATAGACTCTGCAAAAATAGGACCAGCTACTGTTTGATTGGTAGGTTTCATTAATTTCATCCAAGATTGGACTACCCTAGTAGGAAAAGTTCCCCTAGTAGGACAGATTATAATAGTTGAATTATCTTTATACATTTTAGACTTTTCAACTCGCTTTACTGCTTTATCTAAATCTTCATTATTCTTACCTACACTGTCGCCTATTACTATACGTGGTTCGTGTTCCATACATTAATATTTGATTATAAAGAGTAGGGGCACCTTTTACAGTACCCCACCCTAAAATTTTAAAAAACTATTACGCAGTATCTCTTTCAGCACAGTAGATATAATCTACATATACATCAGAATCTGCCTCTATGCCTGTTCTAGCACTATCGCTGGAAGCAATATGAATCTCTAGATCACCGCCTGAAACAACAAATACGCCGTCTGTATCAGCCAGACCTATTTGGCCTACGGCTGTCTCTGCTACGACGTTAGACATTATAACGTTACTAGTGCCTAAAGCTTGCCCCCCAACTTTAGCATTGACAGTACCGTTCTTCATATTAGACATGTTAGTCAATGCGCCTGCTGGATAGAGTCTTATACCAGATACAATAGCTCCCTTTGGAATACTTACACCTGCACTTGCACTAAGTGTAGAAGCAGTATTATCACTAGTATTATCTGGAAAAACCCAATTTCCAAAGGCTACTCGTCTTATATTAAATGGATTAGCCATAATTATTATCTCTTTTTATTATTAAACACTAACGTTATCAAAAGCCCTAGGTAGCGATGCCATCCAAGGATTCAACACATTCAACACTGCATCATGCCCAGATGAAGGAGCTGTATCAGTTTGTCCTGCACCGTCAGGAATGTAAATCTCAGTAGTAAGTGACATTTCTTCTTTAAAGTCCATTGCAGTAGAAACATAAGAATTATCATGTTCAATTACAATAGCGTCATACCACTTATCCATATTTACATTCAAATCAGGTTTATTAACAGGGAATTTCCACTGGTTAGTAATACCTTCATAACCTTGAGCGTATTTCTCTTTATCTCGTACTAATTTAGGATTACCTACTCCTGGATGTGGATTGCTATTAACAGTAACCTCTACATCGTCAAAATTATCTGAACTAAGGAATGCATAGAACTGCACCTGCCTATACTCATCAATAGCATCAGCACCGTCAGCAGATACATCTTTAGCTACAATAACCAGATCATCACCACTATTACTAGCAGTAACTAACGAAGGCTTATAATTATTGATTACTTTTACAAATGCATCAGTAAGATCCCCAGTTCCAGTACCATCAGCAGTTACCCTGTAGTCCTGTACAAATTGTCCAGGATGTTCAGATACACTACTAAATACGAGACGGATTACATACTCTTCACCATCGGTAACAGTAAAACCAGATGCATCATTAATATCTATAGTTACTTGCTTCTCTGTAGCAGAACTATCTGCATCCAATCCTTTGTAATTCTTAACGCCTTTACCTTCAATAGGATTAGACCAAATTATCTTACGTATGCCAGTTACTGCGCTACCACTAGGATCTGTATAATCATACGTCTCGCTAGATCCCATACCGATATAAATCACACCTGAATCAGATATTGTAGAACCTGAAGCAAGTAACTGTTTATTCTTATCAGCTACAAATACTTCACCTTCCTCAAGATTCCGACTAGCAGTAGGATCTATAACGAGATCGGTTGTACGAGCAATATCCGTACCAACTAGTACGTTGTTAACTCTTTTCATATTAAATTAATATTTTAATGTTATTCACTTTGTCTTGTTTCTATAGTATGAGTTTGATATCTTGGGTCTTGAGCATTCTCTAACATCATATTAGCGGCTTCTTTTATTATTTCATCAAGTACTACATCAGCTAAATCAGCTGTCTTCCTTACTTCACCACTGCCTGAAAAAGTAGTCTCAGTAGTGCCGAGAAATACATCTCCAGGATTATATGTAGTACCATCGTAAGTTATATCATTAACACTTACATCGTAGTATATACCTTCTTCAATATCGCCGCTGTCAACTGTATCTATAGAAATATACTGGGGTATTTTTAAATACTTTATATAGTAATAGGCCACCCCATAATTGCCATCTGTTGTAAGCATTACATCACTCTCCTCAAATAATCTCAAGGGGTGTGCACGCTTCCTGTAGAAATTATGTTCACTATAGGGATTCTCTGCCTGAAAAGCGTATGTAGCAGCAGTAGCTTCAGTTATACCTTGGCGCTTCCTAACACACTCATAAACTTCAGTATTAGCTGCAGTACTTTCACTGTAACTAGTAGAAGCAGCTTCAAAATAATCACCATTAGAATAAGCGGTACCATCATGTGTTACAGTATCTCCACTACCACTGACTTGTACTACTTTATACCAAGTACCAGTTACCAAACTAGTATTACCTACATCTGTAGGAGAATCTATTAAATAAACTATATCTACTTCTTCGCTAATACCGATCCAGTAGGAAGATGGAAGAGAAGCTTTATATACAGAGTTTCTATCGTAGCTATCCGAACTTCTTTCTACAGTTATTTGGGTAGCCCTTACTAGAGATCTAAGATCATCTATACGTTTTTGGCTCTGCTCAAAAGCTTCCCCCTTAACACCCGAACCACTAAACTTTCTTTTTACCTTTTCTCTTATAGCAGAGTTAATCCAATAGTCATATTCCTCAGGTTTAAACCCAACAGAATCTAAAGAATCAGTTTTATCAATCTCAAACTTGACACCCATGTGCAAGTCCAAAACTGTATATTTCCTATTTCCTAACATTATTCTTTACTGTCAATTTCGTTGACTATAATTTGTTTAATTTCTTGATTTTGCTTGTCGTCTAAGAAAGCTATTGCATCTTCTAAATCCCTACCTATAGTTTCAGTACCATACATGTAGTTATTTCTATTCTTCCTTATAACATTCTTAGCTATAGCTTCCTCAATTAGGAATTGAGTTTCTTTATTCTTGTTGTTGACCCAAGTATCTAAGAACTTCTGTGGATCATTTTCAACAAATTCAAATAATTTATTTTCAGCTTGTTCGCTGCTTGTACTATCAGCTTTTATACCGTAAAGCCTTAATGCTTTCCTAATTTCAGTAGAAGACATCTTATCAAATTCTTTAAAAGCTCTACGTTTAAGTCTTGCTGTAGTATTTTCCTTTTTAGCCTCTTCATCTCTATCTATAAGTACATAATCTGCTGTAGCTTTACTCTGAGAAAGACCATCTTTAACTCTCCTATGATTCTTAAGAAATAAATATTTCAGTTCATCCATAGGACTATTTAAGTTCAATATGATAGGATCAGCCCCTACCCTTATAAAAAATGTATCCCAAAACTCAGAGTCTGGATGTAAGTCTTTCCTTACTTCTTTACTTAGTCTTTTTTCAGCTTCTTTACTCAGACCAGTATATCTTGAACCATCCCTTTTCAAGTACGGAGCAAGATCTTCATGGCAGTTTTTGTACCTTATAATATTAGCCCAAGGCTTTGCTTGTAGCGGTTCTAGTGTAATAGTTCTTTCCATCTGTATTAATTTTTTTGTATTAAAAGACTTAAAGGGTAGAGCTAAACCCTACCCTAAGCCTATTAGATTTTATTATTCTGCATCAAGTATTAACTCACCAGAGCTTGTAGGATCTTTCAACATAAGACCTTGTTCTGCTAAAAAGTTAACCGTATAACCATCTTTGCCATTAGCTCTAAAAGTACTAATAGATTTGGCATGGCCAGAACCAGGTGCAACTGCACCAGATACGTGCCACATAACCATCTCTCTATCTTTCCTTACTACCTTAACGAGATTAGGTTCGCCATCCCTAGAACCAATATCGAGGAATGTCATCCTATAAGACTCAAGAGGCTTACCTGAGACAGGATGAAGTTTACGATTATAAGTTGTATTATCATATAAAGGCATATGCTTAAGTGTGAGCACAATACCATTAAGCATCTTATAAGTGGTAAATTGCCCACCAAGTGTAAGATTCTGACCCGAACCAGTTACAAATTTGGTATCTACCAGAGTATAGCTAGATGCTTTCTCTTTGAGCACCCTATCAAACTCTTTCATACCCATTTCACCAGTCAAGGCTACAAACCTACGCTCGTTTGTACCTAGTATATTATACGACAGATCAAACAAGAAATCTTCTAGTAAATCTGCTGTAAGTGTAGTATAATACCTTCTATTTGCGGGAGAAATTTGTTGCAATAGCCCTGCGCCTGTAAATACAGGACGACCACTGGTACCTTTCAACGAAGTAGTACCATTTTTATCTTGATTAGATTCAGAATAGACCATCCAACGGTCAATAGTTTCATACCACTGACGAAGAGCTACCCACTCCTGATAATCTGACCACAGATAAGAAGTCTTATTAGACTGTGGATCTTTCATTGCAATTACCATAACAGAACTATAGGCACTTCCGGTAATATCGTAACGGAGCCTAAGAGTATTAAGGTGATTGCGCAGTTTAAAGGGAGTTTGATAATTAACGATATCAGCCTCGTCACTTCCCTCTTCATAAGCTGATCCTTCTCTACTAACTTTACGTCCAGCAGTAAGCATCGTTGGGTCAATGTAGTCATTAGACTGACCTACTACCTGTACAGTATATACCCAGTCAGTACCATCTTGGTAAGGCTCGCCCATTACACGAGCTTTAAATTGCCTATCATCAAAAGCCAAAATAGCTCCAGGTCCAAACCACTTCTCGGCTAACCAGAGTTTTACAGGAGTACCATCAATACCTGGTGTATCTGAAGAACTAATAGAACTACCTTGATACTTAGCATCTTTAATAGTAATAGCTCTATCTTGTTCAATAGCCACCGGCCATTCGTACTCTCTGTTTTGGATTGTGATAGTCTTACCCATACCACTGGTTAAAAAGTCAATGGTATTAGTTTCGTACCTTCCAAATATATAAGACAGGACGTTAGATACTTGGTGAGGTTCAGTCATCAATGCATTTGACAACATATTTTCATCTGTCAACCCTGAGAAAAATTTAGTCTTGTAAAGTTGTAGATCATTTAAAACAGTAACGTCCATTTCAATTTATTATTTAATTTATACTTTATTTCTTAACCTTCGGACAAGATTTTAGATAACCTTCTTACCGTATCTAAGGATGAATTTTTGCCTCCAGAAACTCCTGAATTACCTGAGGATTGTCCTTTAGATCTTTTATTCTTACCTTTGCTTAACTTATTCTTAAGATTCTTAGTAGCATCGGTATTTGCTTTTCTTTGCAAATATTTAACTATATCATCCCCTTGCATTGTAAAGAAAGCAGATTCTATCAAACTGTTATAAGACTTAGAATAATCTCTTTGATAGCCTGTCATTCCTTCCTTGTCCACCTCAAATAGGTAAGATTTCAAATCTTCCTTTTGTTTCTTTGTTAGAGGAATGCCTTTGACAGTATTCATACTATCTATAGTCCCCTTTACGTCCTCTATTACTTTTTGTTGCTGCTGTTCTTGCTCCTTACGTCGATTTTCCTGCTCTTTTAATAGCTTGTCCGTTTCCTTCTCGTCATACTTTTTCAATAACTCCTGAGACTCTGTAGCCTCCTCAGAAAGTACACCAGTATCTTCGTATCTTTCTATCTTATTATTTATACTATCTTCAGATAAACCTAACCTGCTTAATTGCTCCCGTATTACTTTCTTTTGAGTTTCAGTATCCCCTTCCAAGTCCACTTCACTAAGATTAGTATCTTTACTATATGCATCTAAATAGTCTTCTAACTTACCACCGTTAGCCACATAATCATTCATCTTCTGTACATCTTCATTAGCAAAATTAGGCTGTGAACTCTGGTCTACTAGGTTATTCATAAAATCTACAAGACCTGATATAGACTTAGGCTTATCTTTATCTTCATAATCCCAACCAAGCTCTTGAGCAAATAGGTCAAAGAAAGAATCTACTATTTCTTCTTCATCTGACTCACTATCCTCTGGAGAGCCATCGCCCTCTTCAGATTCTTCAGATGATTCTTCCTCTGAAGTTTCTTCTGCGGACTGTTCCTCCTCAGATTCCTCAGCCTCCTCTTCTCCCTTTTGGCTTGAAGCCTCTGAGCTTTCTTCAGTTGTTTCTTCCTGTTCCTCTTCTGACGGTTCACCTGTTTCATTTTCATCCTCATTTTCTACATTATATTCCTCAGGTTGAGGCGGAGCCACCCCGCCTGTAGGTTCAGTTATAGTGGTAGTGGGGGAAGAAATTGAGCTTCCAGTATCGCCTAGTCCGAATACCTGCTTAAAGCCGTCCAGGAAGTCGCCTTTATCCCCATAATCCTTATAATTCAAATTACTTGTATCCTGTAACTCTTCCATCTCTAAAATATTTAACTATTATTACTTTGATTATTCTTCATTTGCTTAGCTTTCAGCTCTAGCTCCTTTCCCTTAAGTTCTTCTTGTACTCTATTCTGCCTTTTCTCCTCTTCTAGCTTCTCTTGTTTCATCCTAGCTTCTTGAGCTTTCAATTCTGACTGTTGCATATCTAATTCAGACTTATAACCAGAATCAGATTGTTTATCCTCAGATCCAATAAGAGCTACTTCAATATCGGTTCTAGCCTTCCTTATAGAATCTTCTTCTTTAATCCTATCCTCGTTATACTTTTGCTTAAGTTCCATCTGAATCTTCCTAAGTTCAGCTTGTTGCTCATTCCCCTGACTTTGTTCACTAGCCTTTTGTCTAGCAGAATCTATATCCTTCAATTTATTATTAATCTCTGGTATGCTGTTAGACTTAAGCATCTCTGCAACTTCAGATAGACTAGCTCCTTGGCTAAGTGCGGACTCCGCAAGATTGTGCATAACTTGTACTTTCCTATGCTCCTCAGTAGAATTACTTACAAATACATCAAAGTCAGCGTATTGGAAATCTTCAGTAATATTAATAAATGATCTTTTCATATCATCCATAATAAACTGCAGTTTCTTCTTATCACTATCAGCCCAAGCTACCTTAGCAGTATTAAGTACAGCAGTATATAACCTTCGTTTTATATCGTTATGTCTCCAGAACAAAGGTTCTGTAATATGTGAAGATTGAACCACAGATCTTTCAACATTGCCTACTAACTCTCGTTGAGATATAGAACCCTGTCTTTGTTTAGATATACCTGATAACTCACTTACCATCTGTTCAATCTTATCTAGTAACTGTATATACTCGCTTATTACTTTTGACATAGTTAAATCTACGCTAGACATTTGATTAAAAGCAGCAGCTTGGCCGCCTTCTCTGCCTGGTATATCCCACCCCTCTTCATAGGGATTTATAAAGTTTACACCAAAAGAACTAAGGTAGTGAAGCCAACTTTGTATATCTAAGCCCTGACTTTTAGGTATTTGAGTTATATCCATATTCAGTATTCTACCCTTATTCTGAGCCATAGCTAATTCAAGTCTATACCAAATAATAATATACATGTACTGTAGGGGCTTCATAATATCAACTAATGAAGTTGACTCTGAGTTATCATCACTATATACGGAACCGATATAAGGTAGCTTGTTGGAACTAGGTTCATCTATTGAAAATTCTTGGTTAGGTATAGGTTCAATACCAACATAGATATCATTGCCTATTTTATATCCTTCCCATACTTCAGTAACCCATTCCCACTTTATTTCAGCACCTTTCTGTTTCTCTTCTTCACTAACCTTATAGGTTTCATCTACTGTCTCTTCAATCTCTTCACCAGTCTCATCATCTATATAAGTCAGGAACCCTATTTTCTTAAACGACTTCCATACTACATGATAAACATCTATATTATTAATACCAGAGTCCCCTAAATCTTTAGGATTATCAGCTAAATTAGTTCTATAAACAACTTTATTATAGTTAACATCACTAGCTTTACCTGTAGCAGGTTGTCCACCAGACAGCTCTATAAGCCTGTCTAAATAATCACTTTCTTTAAGCAAATCATAAAACCTATCATATATAGCTGCTGGAGACATTGACATATGCCTTATAGCATAATCACCATCTTCTATTCTATATATATCAGGGCTTTTATCATAATAAAACCCTACAGGATTAACACGTTCAGCTATAGGCTCCCCGTTTATTATACCGTTATAATAAATCTCTATACCAGCTATAATACCATCCTTGAGACCCTTTAAAGTTTCATCAGTTAAATTCAATTTGGACTTTAAATATTGAAGAGTACCATAAGCAGTCATTTCAGCTATATCGCTAAAATCTTGTTCTATATAATCTTGAATATTATCAGGGGTTATAGATTCTACAGAATCTTCCCCTCCACCAGACTGTAACTTTCCAATTACTGATTGAAATAACATTTCCTTAGCAGCTTCCTCTGCTGCAGAACTACTATCTCTATTAGTCTGAATAACTTTAAATGTATCAGGTCTCTTAGAAGCTTCACCTATAAGTAAGTCAACTTTAGGCTTAACTATATTATAATTTTGGGGAGAAGCTGGAAATCCTTCCTCAGTCTTATAAGGATCGATAACGTATTCTATATCTTTTTCGTGGAATTTACTATTATACAAATCGTACTTTATCTTCAATTCCATATCATCTGAGCCATCTATAGCAGCTACCCCTACCCAATAATCTAAATTGGATTCTTTCCACTCTTTATCCTTTTGACTAAGTGGTAATTTTTGTATAGGTAGTACTGACCCACTGTTGTTATGTGTAGCCATATTTTTATCTTAACCGGTTAAAATTATATTTTCTATCTTCAGTGAAAAACCTAGTTTGAAAGAACTTATCAATAGTTTTCTCACTCCTTTTCTTATCCTTAACATGTACATTATGTAATTCTTTTTTATACAACATTACCATCATTAATGAAATTACTCGGTCAAAGTTGCCCTTATCGTTATAAGATATTAACTCATCTAACAATGGTAATGAGAATATTTTCTCCAAATTCTTATGGCCTGGTGAATATTCTTCATTAAGCCAATCTCGTATTTCTCGTTCAGCCCAATCTTTTATACCTTTAGTCATATGAATACCCTTCTTACGTTGTACCTTAGATACTTGCACAATGTCATGTATAATATCAGGCTGATTAGCTAACATATAATCAACACCCTTATTAGCAAAATAAGCGTACATACCTTTACGCTCATTCTCGTATAAAGCCCTTGCATTATAGTATTTAAGTAGCCTGTAGACATTTTCATAATACTCATTAGCCGTATCTGGTCTACCTGTATATTCAGCTACTATTATATCATAGTACTGTTCAAATGACTGAAATCTTTTATATATAATAGTGCTCCCTAAAGAAGAAGTACCAGAATCATCATGGTCATAAGGGTCAATACCAGCTATATATAGACCATACGGAGGATCTTCAACAGGATGCTCCCATATAACTATAGCCCCTTCTTTGCTATCATTTTTATCTAAAGGAAACTTCTCTATATCTTTAGCTCCAGATAGCTGGTTCCACCTTAGTCTACCAGCCCCATCATACTCAAGACTACCCACCTGTTTATAGTTTTTCAGCTTCTTATCCCCCATTATCCTAGCTTTCTGTGCCTGTAGTTCTTTCTTAGGGAATATATTACCAGTCAACTGTAAGGTAGCTTCTCTAGGCGTATTTGGGTGTTCCGCAATATACCTATCTACAGAATTCTTATCACCAGAATGCTCTTCTACCTCCTTACGTTGCCTATTAGATTCTTCTATAGCTTCATCTATTGAGGAATTACCATCCTCATTCATAAAGCCTTGCATATTCATATAGTTAGGTACAAAAAAGCCACATGCTGTTTCATAAGCACCATCATCCCATACATTCCTTATAGGTAGAACATTATAAGCCCTAGGTTTATAAAACAACTCTTTTAAGCTAGAATAGTCTGCCTCTTCTGTATTATGCGTAATTACACCATTACCTAAATAAGTATTAGTATTTGAAGCTGTTAAATTATAAACAGGATTAATACCAGTATGTTTAATAGATATAACTTTCTCATGCCTTAGTCCATTATATTTTCTTTGGGGTTTTTTGTCTTTATTATAATCCCAAATATTATTTAATTTTTCTTGCTTATTTTTTATAAGTAAATTAAAATTTTCAACAAACAAAGTTAAACTTCTACAATCACTGATATTAAATTCATGCCAAGCATTGACATCTTTTGGATTATTATCTCTAGGTTGCCTGGTTCTTAATTTACCATGTATGCCAAATTTTTGTAATATTAGTTGTAACTCTTTTAATATCTCTAAATTATTTTGGCTCAAACTTATTTCAGATAAATATTTACCTTTTCTTTTATTATTTACTCTAAAACTTATATACCCATCAGCATCATACAATCCAGCAACAAACTCTGAAATAGATTTTTTATTCCATTTATGTACATCTTTTGGCAATCTTTTATCAGATTTAGTTTGTCCAAATATACCATGATATCTAAGAGTATCATTAAAGTTTAATATACCAGCTTCTTTATATATTCTCTTATCTTTATTTTCCCTCTCTAAATATACAGCATTGGAATAATTATCATCTATATAATCCCAAAGCTCTTTGTCACAATTAGCAAATTTAGGAGTACTATTACCATAAGTACCATCCCCTACTAGCATGCCTAATAGTCTAGCGTCTTCTACCTCTTTATCGCCAAATATTGGTAATTTGTCTATAACTGATATTAAATCACCTTCAGCTATATTACCAGCTTCTTTCCAGTCATGTCCTATTATTCTTCTATTCTGCCTTTTGTGATATTTATTCCATCCTTTATCTTTAAATATTGGAGAATAAATAGGATGATCCGTACTGCACTCTATTGTTCTACCAGAATCAGTAGTTAATTTAATAGTTTCTTTTTCAGTATATGGTTGTTGATAAGCTATATCTTCTTTACTATAATTACCAGACATTTCATCAAAACCAATTATACCTTCATTTTTAACTAAATCTTCTATATTTATTAATTCACCTTTATTATTAAATACTTTGTTCCCAGCTGTTAAACAACCTCCCGTACCAAAAGAAATCATTGTACCAAAAGCCACACCATCCTGTTCTACCGAAGGTTGAGCTATCTGCCACGATTGAAGCAAATTTGGAAATTTACCTGATTCTTCCCAGACAATTAGTTTAGCTGCTTTACCTCTAGCTTTTTGAGGATCATTCTTTAGAGTAACACCTATAATTTCAGATTTATATCCCTTCTCTATTTTACTGCCTCCCTTAGTAGTATAGAAAGAAGCCCTTCTATGCATATTGGTGTCTATTGCTTGTCTCTTCTTAGTCCAAGCTGTATTATCATCTATCCAACTCATCATATCCCAAGCCTTGGACAGTACACCATCTTTCGTTAAAAATTCCTTTTCTGAGGCTATAGCATAAGATATCGATTCGGGTATAAGGAAGAAATTTCTATTCAACATTGCAGCAACTTTATACGAATAACCTGACCTACGCTTTTTAAGCACAGCCATATGACTACCCCTATTTTCTGCTTCTTCTACTGCGTCAAAATACTCCTTATCATAGTCCCAGAAATTTGGAAATCCCCTGTCCCTAGTAGGTATAACCTTAGTACCACCACTACCATCAGGAACTTCTTTCTCAACTACTTTCATTATGGGGCAATAATTTAAATAAAAATAGTGATAGCCTGTAATACTATCACCATCTTCAGCAGTAAAGCCATCGGTACTACGTTTCATTTCTCTGTCCCAATAACGCTTATATTCTGTAGTACCTGGGGGAGCTGCAGTATACATGCTGTTTTCTTCAAAATACTTAGCAGCTGGCCTAAATTTATCAGTATTTTTAAATTTTCTAACCCTTACTTCGTATGTATCTTCCATTATTCTGATGATTGTTTATCAGGTATCTCGTATATACCAATTTCACTTCCACCCCTAGCTTCACTTAATTCCATCTGTTCTTTCTCTACTTGCTTCTCTAACTGTGTCAAAGACTTAACTATATTGCCTACTTCTTTAAGATTAAATGCATAGTCCCTAGCTGAATACTTAGGTTTACCATAATTGTCTATAGCTTCAAAATCTACCCTATCAAAATAATTAGCTAGCTTCTGCGCACCGTTTTTAGCAGATTGCAGCAGTCTAGAGTTAGTAGTTTTCTGCATCTCATTATACTTCTCTATAGCCTCTTGCACTAAGTTATTAGGCTCCCAATCGGGACTACCAAATAGATCTTCCCTTATCTTTTTATCTTTATCAAAATCAGAGTAAGCATTGTATGGATTCTTCCTAGACATATTACAAAGAAATGTAACATAAGCAATCTCATTGTATGCTTTACTCTTACCTTTAGATTTGTCCCTATCCCATATCTTTTTAAAAGGTGGTATATAAAGATTTGTGGGATTGAGTACTAACCTATCATTCTCTATATCAAATAATTCCATAGGACGTTATATTATCTGTAAAACGTATTAATAAGCATTCAAGTTACGTACACAGTTATGTTTGTTACATAACCCTTATCTTCTTAATACTTTTTTAGCTAATGTTTTAGAATAATACTTATTTTTATTCATCTTCTCCTTCTGTATAAAAGCCCCTAAGTATGTGATCCTAACAGGATAATTGTCAGTCTGATGTTCCATTACATCACGCAAAAACTTAAAGGGATGCTTGGTAACAGCCTCTATTACTCTAACATCCCTATTGTATTTTTTAGCTAATTCCTTCCTAACTCTCTTCTCCTTCATCTAATAACATTTCTTTTCCGTATTTACCATTAAGATCTTTATTCATCTTATATCCATCTGAAAGAAATATACCATCTGGCTGTCCACCCATACTATCTCCATGAGAGTACTCTATTACACTGTTACAATCTTTACATTTAAAATAATAATTCCACCAACCTTTATTAGTAAGTAGCACTACCCTACGGGATTCACATACAGGACACTTTTTACCGTTATAATCGTTATCCCATGCCTTGCTAAAACTATTCATTAACTCTTTTTTCATACCAAAGACTCTTTTTGTTCCAAACTGTCAAATATATGTAAATGACTTGGTAAATTTTCAGCAGTATGAGTAGATTCATTTTCTGTTACAAGCCTATAAGCATGTTCAAATACTTCTTTAGGAGACCAACTCCTATATCCATCCCCATAAACCACCATATAACCTTCCATATCCGTATCAGCCCTTGTCTCAAAACCTTCTGCTTCTTGGAATTGGTTGAAACTCAATGGCTCTGCTAATACTATTTTTGTACCTATATATGCTTTCATAATCAAAAGTTTAGTAGTTCTACCCCTAAGTAAATATCTTACCTAGCGCCCAATCTAATTCTCTGGGGGTCTCTATAACGCTAAAATGCCTTAATGCTTTACCTTTCCTAATTGTAATAGTATCATTAAATGTATTCCACTTTAAGCTGTGTTCGTCCCTTAAGAACCTCCTAGCGGAACCTTGCTTTGTTACAAATACAAATCCCCTATCTTCTATATCTTTTAATTCTAATTTGTCCATACCGAATACATCTCTTACCCATGATATGAACCTTGCTTTAATTTTTTTAAACATTCCCTTAAATTTTAATTAATTTTATTCCCTTATTGCATATCTAAAATAAATACTGTCTCGCTTATATTACCAGATACATCTGGTATAAATAGGCTGTTAATATAATAACCATTATTATCTTCCCTTAATACACCTTTAAACTTAAGCTTGGAGAGGTATTTGCTTAAGTTAGATTTCTTAAGGTTCATTTCACTCATTATATAGCGCCTATTCTCAGTACTGAGTATATCCTCTTCATCATTGCTACGATTGTTCTCCAGTGCTAGTAATAAAGAAAGTACCTCAGCTTCTTTACCTGTTAACTGTAACAAGCCGTTAAGTATCTTAACGTATTCACTATACAACTTGTCTTTTGATATAACCTTTTTAAATGCTTTCATTGACTAACATTTCACGTATTGTTTTTACTCGCTCATTAAGGTTTGTAAGAAAGGCCACATATTCTTTATATAATTCATCCATAAAAATAGTCTCTGGGTAACCCATTATATTCTTAGAGTATTCATCTATTTGATCATCTAAAGACTCCATTACCCTAACTAGTTCTTCATGCATCTTAAGCCTATCTGTTGCCTTAGGCTCTTTACCTCTCCTTTTCATAGCCTATTTATTAGTAATTAATCTCCTTATCTCTTCAATCTTTTTACGCCTTATATTCTTGAATTCATCTGCTATATGATGTGCATCTTCCTTTTCAGCTTTCCTTATATTCTTCCTTAGATCGCTGAGTTCCCTGAGTCTCTCCTTGACCCTCTCTTCATTTGAACCCATTTAAATATTTATTAACTATTCAACTAAGTATTTGTCATTCTTATCTTCAGATTCTACAGCATCATAGTCCCAAGTACCATCATTGTATACTTTAAGATCTGAAGACTTCCTATGTCTGTATATAAGCTCCTTTTGCTCAAAAGGTTTAATAACTGAGAAGCTAATATTAAACCTACGCTTACGTTTATCCCCTACTGATTTAGTGGGTTTATTAGCTTTAAAGTCTTCAGCTATAAGAGCTCTAACATAGTCCCTCTCCTCTTTAGACTCTGGAGTACGTGTATAGTAGTCTTTAGAATCTACATTATCAACATTCACACCTGCAGTACCCCATGTACCATCTGTCCTTAATACGTTTATTTGCCTATTTAACATAATTACCTTTTTATTTATTCTGTTACAAATTTAGCAAATTTCTTTGCTGTCCTGACTATCTCTGTGTCAGTTACTTCTTTATCGCCTTTAAGAAAGAATAAAGCCTCCCTAAGGCATTCTAGCCTAAACTGTTCAACTGCTTTCTGTTGTTCATCCATAATTAATAATTTAGTACTGATACGTATATTTAGTTAAAAGGTTATATAATACTGATAATAAAAAAACCCCAGCCTTACTGGGGTTAGACTGGAGTTAATAACCATAGTCCATACATAAGCAAACTGATTAAGTTAGTAACTACTCAACTTTAACTTGCTTACCTAGGTCTTCCAATTCAATCTTTGATATACTTATACTTAGGATACCATTTTCATATTTAGCTCTTACATTGTCAAGGTCTAGATTCCTAGGTAAAGCATACCATTCATTAAATAATACCTTACGTGCCATAGCTTCACTTTCATGACTAGCCTTAACATGCAACTAACCTAACTCGGTAATAACTTTAATATCTGATTTGTCAACGCCAGGGAGTACAACATCAACTACAAAATTACCTTTATCATCTTCACGCTTATAAATCTTTTCTATCAACATATTTACTATCTCCCCTTTTTAGTTTTACTCTTTGATTTACGCCCAGTTTTATATGATTGCCCATAGGCATTACTCTGGGGGCCTTTTATTATCTAACCTATAAATTAATTCTTCAGGGCTTGATATACTGCCTTTAAACTTATAAAATACTTCATCATCTTCAGTACCAGTCTCTTCATCAACTATTTCAGCTGCTTTTATGTTACGCCTAAACATAACATCAACTCCTGACTTATTTTCTGTACCTAAGTTAAACCTAGCTACATCAGTCCTATTATGGAGAATATCCCTAAATTCATCTTTTAAACTCATAAGCTAAATAAGCTATTTTATTAATTTTTAGATATACCTATCCCCTATAATCGTAAAATTTGCCCTAAGTTTTCGCTAAACCAGTTCGTCACCTCTTGTTGGCTACACCCACCCCTATTTTTTCCATTCTATATAGACCTGTTGGGTCATAGGGTGCTTAGCTTATACTTAGGGTGTTTTTGGCACTATCGGGGACAATATACTTACTAACCCAACTTCTGACCCCCTAACTACCTCTCGGCCCTCGGGGGCGATCTACCTCTCGGTAGGTGCCTATTAGTTAGACTACCTGCCTAACCAATTACGGTACTTATACTTATATTGGGTTGAAAAGGTTTCATTTTCACCCTCAAAATTTAACCTGGTTTGCCCAGATTGTTCTTGGTTAAGGTTATGTACACTTTCATCATATTTATACAAAGACCTCACATGTTCGCCTAATTCCTGATCATTAGGCATATTCCTAACAGCACTACTTACTTGCTTGTTCCTTGCTATCGCTCTCCTTATATATTCTCCCGTAGATGTCATTATCATTCTCTTTAGTTATATTCCACATACCTAATATATCATATATATTTAACAAAACTGAGTCCCTATATAAGTCAAATTGAAATACACTAGGCCTCTCATGATAAACTATTACATCCCCTTCTTCAAGGTCAAATTTATCCTTATTACTATTAGATATGGATAGAACTACACCACGCCTAACATTAGCTTTAACTTCTTTCGTAATAGTTTCAGTTTCAGTCTTAGGGCCCTTCTCAATTTCCTTTAGAGACTTCTTCTTACTAACCCTATCATCCTCCTTAAATACTATCTCTTCTCGTTTCAAATGTATAGGTTCCATCGGCTTTACTAACACCTTGTCGTCTAAAGGGGTAAATGGTATCTCTAGACGTTGTATCGCTTGTTTGTCTTGTTCTTTCAATTCTGTTGATGTTTTCACTGCTTCCGCCATAATAATTATTTATAAGTTTAGTGATTACTACCACTGTTATTAATATCATTGTGAACTTTAATAAAGCTTCAAATATTGTATCTTCTGCCTTATTTTTCATACCCTATTATACTCAAATTATAACAAATAGTTTCAAAAAATTTTTTATATTATATATAGTCAAGTGAAGGTATCACTACTCTGTGTATACACCCCTCCCGCATAATATATAGCTGAGTACGGGTTCCACCTTGTATCAACCTCCCCTATGCAGTTTTGAGGGGAAAAGGGGGGCACCTTTAACTTTTATTCCCCAAAGCCAAGGTAAGTTAATAAGTCTAAATATTACCTTAGGAGGCTTTGTAAAACGGCAACAAAGAATAACTCCTTAACCCGCCGTGTTTATTTTATGATTCTCAAATCACTATCAGGCTTTAAAAAAGTCTGGGAGTGGTTCTTTTGCTGAAGTATCTCATAGCACTGATAGTGTTACTATGAGAAATGGTACTTATCTTCAGCTTTTCTTACACTCCCTTCATGACAGTAAGTAAAATAAGGTACCCTTGCCAATATTCTCATAGGACTGATAGTAAGTTATAAACCTTTAAAATAATCAACAGTTATGGAAAAAAAAGTCTATGAAATTGCTGGTGTCAACCGGCACAGCAAGACCACAGTACGTGGTGAAGAGATAGAATATGTCTCACTTGCCCTGCAAGAAAAAGGTCGTAACATATTCAAAAGCTCTAACACTGACCCATTTGTCAACATCTTTGGTAGCAATGCCAACGACAAACGCAAGATCGAACTTGTCAAAGCTTGCAAAGATGACAACGATAAGTACGATCCAGCTAAGCTTAAAGCGCTAGGTGATGTCGAAGGTTATTTTGCTACCCTCAGTGTGTCACCGTACTACGTCAAAGATCGGGAAGGTAACTATATGAAGTACCCCGATGGGCACCCTGACAAAGGGAAGCCTATGATCTCTACTCGTATCAGCGTGTTTGTTTGGGCTGGTGACGAGTCATCTCTGGAGGAGATCAAGACCATGAACATGGGTAATCGTGAGTTAGTGCCAACAACTGAACTTGACCCTAACCGATACGCATCTGCTAGTGCCAAACTGGTACTGCGTAAGGCTCAGGCTGAAGAAACAGCAAGAGGTAAGCCAGTTGATGACGAGTCCATTGGTGAGTCAGAGACTGAAGATCAGCAACAGCAAGGTCAAAAGATCTAAAGTACTAGGGGTTACAGTGTGTAGCCCCTTTTTTCACTAAGCTAAATCATGGTATTCCTACAAAATAAGTACCAATAACTAAATTAATTAATCATGGAATTAGAAACAGCTGTTATAATTATGACATTATTTGCCATGCTTATAATAGTAATTATAAAAGGCAATAAGGATAAATAGTAAGTACTGATAACTAAATTGAGTACTATCAGATCTGAAAGTTTAGTCCAAATTTGGACTGTCTGAAGTATGTTGGCATATCCCCAAATAAAGCCATATAAGCTGTTTATAGTCTAAATAGACCTGTAGTACCTAAACTACCCTATGAAGGCTTTAAATCGCTTAAAAAGGGCATTTATGGGCAAATGAGGGAGAGTGTTATAGGTCGTCTAAACTCACGCCTCAATCAGCCCTAATTTCACATAATCAATAACCCAACCTATATAATACTAATAGCTATAAACCACAAAAATATACAACTATGAATAAAATTGAATTAATTGGAAGAGGTACAATAATTAACATTGATGATATTAATTATTGTATTGAATCTCACAGCCATAATGACCCTGAATTAACAAGCTCAGTCTATCCCAGTAGGTACCTTTGCGTATTTGTCATTAAAGATGGGATAAAGTTTAGGATAGGATATATTAACTACAACGAACTAACCTGGTTTGATACACAAGCAAGGGAACAACTTATAGAGCATCCTAGTGATATAAAACAAGTTACTGTTATTAATGTCTTAAATTCGGTAGAGTTTAGTGTAAAAAGACTCCACACACCTTTACATGAATTTGATAGGCTGGATGAAGAGAACAGGGAAATGGTATTTGAAAGATTAGTTGACACTGAACTTTAAACCACAAAACTATGAAAATAATAAAAATAGTATTTAGGGTATTGTTAGTACCTATAATAATAGCAGCTGAATTAGCAATCACAGCTGTATGTGGGTGGGGTATAGGGAAACTAATCCTATACTTTACACATGTAGATGAAATAGATTTGTTAGCATGCGACAGTTCAGTCCTTGAAACTATGTACTTAGGGGTAATCATTATAGTAGCATTTGTAACAGTATGTTTACTATTATATATAATATACTTATTAATTAAAGAATTTATTATATAATCAAATCAATAGTATGACTAGAGAGCAAATAACATTAGTAATAAAGAAACGTGAGGATTTATTAGAACAAAATCCTAATTTAAGGAAGGGTCAAGCATTCTACCTAATGTTAAGTACATACTTCTATCACAAAGCAATGGAAATTACAGCTACAAAATTTGACCCATTCTATGAAGATAAGAAGATTCCCAAGTGTATTAACTATCTTTTAAATCATTAAATACTATTAACTACAAAACTATAAGATTATGAAGATTTACAGATTTAAAACTAAGGAAGAACTCATGAAAGAGTTTGGTTCTAATTTTAGAACTAAAGCACGTTTTAACAGTGAAGGTGAGATGGATTACCTATTCGGTACACCAGTGACAAAAGACTTCTATGAAGAAGTTGCAAACCAAGGTATTGCTATGATAGACAATGTAAATCCACATGCTTATCCCACCTTGTGGTCTGTCAACAATAAAATGTTAACCTGGAACTATAAACCTAAAAGGGGGGAAATAGTTGTAATTACACATTACCACAGTGGTAATATTGAAGGTACAGTTACTAAAATATTGGAAGCAAAATGGTACAGTGATTTAATATTATGTGAAGCCTTTACTGGTGATCCAATTAGAAATTTAAGACACCTAAACAAGCCTGCTTGGTTTGAAGCAGAGTATAGACCTGCTACTGAAGAAGAGAAAGAATTCTACAGACTTGCTAAGAAAAAGGGGCGAGTTGCCATAGTAGGGCAAAGTAGTGGAAAACCACACATCTGTTAAACTAAACCACAAAGCTACAAAGTTATAAATAAGTTAAATTAAACCACAAAATAAAGTGATTGAAAAAGGATTAGAAAGACTTAATAATCGTAAAGCCAAGCTTCTCAGGGATAGGGAAGCAATCAGTACAGGTAGAATAGTATTTAGGAATAATAGGTTGTTAAACAACAAAAACTACAACCCATTGTTTGCAGAAGAATACAGATTCTCCCTCATCAGCTACATTGACAAGAAAGTAGTGGAAATTGATGAAGAGATTGCAAAAAGTGAAGCTCCCCAGTTAGGTATGGGGAGCTGATTATTAACCACAAAATATAGATGTATGACATCAAAAGCATTAGTATGGTTAAATTCCAACAAAGTACAGATTGGGGATCGAGTATTATTACTACCTGACGTACTCAAGGACAACCCTACAGAAGAATTAGCAGGACATGCTGTAGTAATTACTGGGTTAATACCTACAAAGGATTATAAGACAGCCTATGTAGAAGTAGGTAAACGTCTTCCTATTGGTGTAATAGGCTATTGCCAACCTAATTATTATAGGCTGCTTAAAGCTACTCATTACAAGGTTAAGCAAACAGGTACAAAATGGCCTAAGTCAACTAATTGGCACAAGATCACAGATTTCTTTGTGATGCTAAAAGGTTGGGAATACCAATTTGCTATCAAGGAAGATGGTTATATGATCCCATTGCAAACCAGGAAGTGGTGGAGATTATGATAAGTAGGTGGCAAATATCCGGCAAGACCTTGGATAATAAGCTACTAGTCTCGTTTTTAAAGAAAGAGAGTTTATTAAATAGGTTTATTGATCTAACATACTTCTTTGCTTCTAAAACATCTAAGTTAAAAGCATCAAAGAGTGACCCATTTACGAGTACTAACAGCCCATTAAATATAAACGGGGATCTAAATGCTATATCACAAGCATTTCCATGGGCAGCATCAATCGAAAGGGAACTATTCTGGTGTTCTATTGACAAAAAGTACAGAAAGTATGTAAAAACTAAAAAAAGGGAGGCTAAATATGAAAACCAGGTTAGATAGAGCTAAAACTAGGCTTTCAGGTCAGCTGAATAGGCCTAAGTCCAAAAATATGCGAACTCGTGGAAAGAAAGTAATTGATAAGCGAGTACCAAGGGATGAAGAGCGTATAGTTGAACTGCAACAACGGATTAGCAGGCTAAAACGAGAGCAACATACGCAGTAGAACCACAAACAACAGAACTGTAGTAACCCATGTAGGATTAAGCCAGATGGTTGCTGCACAAACAGTAGGTCTTTAAATAAAACTATACAGACAACACCATAAATAGTTGTCACCCCAAAGAAAGGGTATGAATGCTGAAGTACAGCTGATACAGCTCTTTCCCTACTGTTTTCCAATAACAGGTATTTTTTTGAGGACTTTTGTCCACCAGATTATAACAAATAGTTTAAATACCGTAATTATGAGAGTACTTAAGCCACCTTAATTAACAACAACTAAAATTTATTTATTATTATTTTAGAGATTAAATTATTAAAACTAAACAGTTAAATTATTAAAACTAAACAGGTAGATCTATTCTGACAGATACGCGCTCATTGAGGGTGGGATCTACCTGTTTATCTTATACAATAAACCACAAAAATTAAGTAAGATGAAAAAAAACTTTAACAAAGAAATAGACATACTTAGACAGCTTCTCATATATAAGGAAAACTGTCAGTACGAAATGAGCTTAAGACAGCCGATAGGTGACGGACCTATGGCGCTTGTAAGTAGAGCCAGGTATGTTACAGGGTATATGTCTACAAGGTGGTTTGATCTATTTGACATATACAAAGAGTTACAACTAACAGTTGGTTGGAATTTAAGTGATTTATTAAGTAAAAGCATAATTGACTTAGGATGTGGAACAGGATTACTTGTAGACTTATTCAGCATAATATTTAAGAAAACTTATGGAATAGAAGCTGATTGGAATCTTTGTAAGATAGCTACAATAATGAGGCCTCATCTAGAAATATACAATGGATATGTACAGGAAAGAGTAGACTTAATACTCAGGTTAGATCCTGACATTATTTATGCTTTTAATATCACAGGTGAACCAAGAGAAACATTTGATGAGTTATTCAGGAAGATGCGCAAGGGACAAGTATTTGTACATCTAGGGGGCTCAACAGAGATAGAAGAGTTAATAGATGAACACAAGTTTAATACATCTAACAAAGAGGAAGATAGGCAATCAGCCAGAGTACTGATAGCTATTAAATAAAACCACAAAATTAAAAATATGGATTGGGAACAATCAAGAGACGAAGATAGAGAATTTGATCCTAATGATGGACAAGATATCTACGGATGCATACTAGGAGCAATTATGTGGATAGCACTAATAGCACTAGCGATTTTCTGTAGATAAACCACAAAAATGAAATTGTTAAAAATATAGAGAGATCTTGGAGCCCAATCAGGGCTATCGGCGACGACACGGTGGTAACCAGCCCATACAGCAGTCGTACTTCAGGTCTCCCTAACTTATGGTCCGTTCGTCTAGTGGTAGGACGCCGAGCTGTTAATACTTTATACATGCACTAGCTATGTTAGAGTATCAACCATGGTTTGCCCCACGGAAACGGAGGTTCGACTCCTCCACGGACTGCTGTTAGCCATATAGCTCAAAAGTGTTACACTCAAGTTCCTAGGAATCGGCTGTAACCCCCAAGGATATGCAGAGGAGAATGGAACTTATTTGGACTTAAAATCCAATCCATTCTAGGCCACCTCACGCAGAGTCCGAGTAGCGGAAGAGCCCCTAATAAATTATAGGGAGATCTGGGTTCGAGTCCCAGTATGGCTACTATTTTTATTTACAAACCACAAAAATTAAATATTATGTCAGCATTAATTGCATTCCTTGTAACAATGGCATTCCTAAGTTTAATGGGCTATGCCTTATTACCTTACGGGACTAAGGAGGAAGCCTCAACGAGAAAAGTAGTAGGTATTGTAGCAATTTTAGCTACAGTAGTAATACTAATATTAACTTTAATAATATCCTAAAGTATGGAAAAACGTTATGCCCTTAACAGGGGAGACATCTTAGTCTTACTGTTAAATGGGAAGAAAAAGACATTTAGGGTCTTATCCTCAAAAGATAGCATGGGAAAAGACGCCGACAGTAGTAATAAGAAAGAGCCTTTGGATCTCAATATAAGTAGCGAGCTATTCAAAGAGATCGAAAAGAAACTGCCTGAAGTATTTTTTAAGAAAATCCGATGGAAATCTAACTCAGTAAGATTATTAAGCGTTAAAAGGAGCTAAGACATGTGGAAATCTAACTCAAAGCAAAGCAAAGACAAAATAAGTAAGGGCAGTTTAGTAATTATTGACATGCCCGACTTTATTGGAGAATATGTACCTTCAATAAGTAAGGTAGCGTGTAGCTACAAAGAAAAGATGCTACATTTCTCTAATGTTAGCAATGCTTTTGGTAGCTTATTTGGTGAAGAACACCATTTAATAGAAGTACCAAGAGCAGTCATACTCTATAACAAGACACATTTTCTTAAGAGTGTATTAGAGCTATCTGAAGCATATAAAGAAGATAGCTTAGATTCTTTATTCTTTTACGGTCGTAAAATAGTACTACCAGTCCATGAGGGATACTTAATGCCGGTAAGTAAAATAAAGGATCCACACAAAAGAGGACTATGTTATAGAGAATGGGAAATGTTAAAGACTAAGGGATATAGTAACCTTATAACCTAACTTAACTAACAAACGATTTACTTACGCTGCTAGCTAGGGCTTTAGCGGACTCGGGTTCGATCAAAAGGTCGAAGTTAAACTGGGTGAATTCAGGGAAACCTAAGTCACAATGATAAGGCAACCCTGAGCCAAGCCCTTAAGAGGGAAGGTGCAGAGACTACCTGAATACAGGCTAGAGCGCCCAGCACTTAAAAGTGAAGAGATAGTCCGATACTCCTGAGAAATTAGGAGAAGAAGCGAGATGTAAATTCTTGACGTTTTGATAAGGTTTCTTTTGTATATTTACCATTACGAGGTGTTATACTCTTCAATTCGTTAAGTATCATATCTATACGTCTACGCTTCTTGGGATGTCTGGAATTTATGTAAGATAGTACGTTTATACATTTAGGTAAATAAGTATACCTCAGCTCATAATTAGTAAAATCACCTGATTTTTTAGTACAAATGAATCCATTATGACCTGTTTCAAGTTTAATAAATTTTTCTATTTCCACAAGTAGGTCATATTCGTTATTACTAAAAGAAATAACAGGTGATCTTTCGCAATTCTTATGTAAACGTAAAAATGTTATCGTGCCGTCAGCATCAAAGAAACCTGTAATATATTCCCAACCCATATTTTTATTGAATATACGGACGCAGGTTTGAAATGTTACTGTTCCAGATGTTTTAACTATTGTCCCGAAGGCTCCACTTATCTAAACACTGTATTATGAAAGCATTAAAACTACCACGGAAGGAGAAAAAGAGACGTAAGAAGGAGATACAAAAGTATCTAAGAAATGTTCTTAAGGTAGAAGCTAATACTAAAAACATCCGATTATCGGAAATAGGATACAGGCTAGTAAAATAGCCCGTTGCCAATGATAGCAGTAGGGCAGGTGAGGAGAAAATATTATAATTTCACGGAGGTTGGTAACTCAGGTAGCCCCTGGGGTGTAACCTGCCCTTTGTTTTCAACGTTAAAAATATGGGGCCTAATTGGTTTTGACGTTATGGTACCCAGTTAGCACGAAAGGTGTAAGTAATTTTTAAATGGCGAATCTGAAATGATGCAATTGCTTAGAGCAGCTGCTTAATCGGTGAGTCTTGGGGGACATTAATAGTCCCCCTTTTTCTTTAACCATTAAAACTAACCAAACATGGATAACTTATTTAGGAAGACACTACTCCAAGATCTTAAAGATCAATATTTGGAGTTACGGAAAGACTTCTTTAGGGCTAAAAAAAGAGGCAACAAAAGGGAAGCAAATTCCCTGCGAGAACAGCTTTCAACACTTTCCGCCTTAATCGGAGAAATTGAGAATATGGAAAAGAAGAAAGCATCATCCAGCTTTGAAGGAGACAAAAAGTACTTAAGGAAATACTTATTTGATACACTAACTGCTTCTTTGACTGAATCCAAAGATAGTCGTAAAGGTAGACTTTTCAGAGATAAGTGTATCAACGAAGTTGCAACTATAACGAAAGCTTCTCATAAGCACTTGTTTGAAGAAGATGATAAGTTAAGTCCAGAAGAGGCGTATAATATCATTAATACGCTTAGTAAGTTTGGTATGAAGGAATTCAGGGAAAGAATCAGTGAAGCAAGAAAAGACGACAGGGGTAGAGACAGAATTGTCAAGTTTGTCTTTTCAAATTCACCTGAAGATCGAAATAAAATCGATATGGTGATTAAGAAAGTTCTATAAACCCTGAAAAAACCGATTAAAATGAACAAATACAATGCTTCTGCATCGGAATTATTTGATGCAGCCGAATACTTTTACAAAATGGCTGTCCGTTTTGAAGACAGGTATTGGAATCATGGCAACAACCAAAGTGATATGAGTGCCATGCATATGTACAAACTGAAAGCTGCTGAAGCTGAAAGCTACGCTGAATTGCTTATTCAAGAGGGGTTAAGCAATACCCTAGGATTTGGTCCTGAATGGATTAAAAAGAATTTTGTAGCTCTTAATCCAGCTAATATTAAAAGTGAGGTAAGTAAAGCTAAAGAAGCTGGTAAAAGTGAAATCCCTAATGCTGAAATAGTTAATGATGAAGCTGAATTCATTAGCAAAAAAGTAGGTATGAAATTACGGGAAGAAGAAGCAGCTGTACTTAGCAAAAAAAGGCAAATACGTGAAAGTGAACCTCCATTTGTAACTAGCTTACGTTCTGAAATTATAGAACTACTTGAAAAAGGTCTAAGGGGCGAATTGGTTACATTATTAACTAAGTTCCATTTTAGGGATGTTGAATATCCTGCAGAAAGAGCTTACAGGTTTATCAACTTAGTTAAAGAGCAATTCAATATATTAGAACCCTCAAGTTCTTTAAAAGAAGCTAAAACAGCCAGAAGGGTAGCTGAACTAAAAACTCAGCTGCTTAATAAAAAGAGAAGAGAATTCAGGAAAAAGTACACTAAAAAGCATGGTAAATTGCCTAAGCCCGAATTACTCAATGCTATACAACTAAGCGATCAGGAAATAGCTCCTTTAGTTGAAAAAGCTAATAAATGGGGCACAGAAAAGATACCTGTAAATACCTATGTTTATGCTAGATACACGGTACATAATTGTAATGGTGTAGATGTAGAAGAGGGCTATGCCAAAAGACATAAGAATAAGCCTAATGAGCTATGGCATAGCAATAGGTTTGTATGCTTCTTAAGTGATGTAGAGAAGTGGAGACCTATCTACGATATCATTCACAACAAAGAAAGGGAGATGAAGTGGTATTTCAATAACAACCCTGTATCAGGCAAATATCAAAGAAATAAAGTTTAACCTAAGTAACATATTATGTCAAAAAGTAAAAAAGAAAGAAACACTTCACACGACGCAATAGAGTTAATACTCGTAAGCGTGCGTATCAACGAGCTCAGGAGCTTAAGGTTACGGTTATTTAACGACATTTATTTAATACGTTCAACCTGTCAAAACTCCAAGTTTACAAGAGCTTCTAGTACTATCAACAATATGAGTTTACTCATAAGCGAGATAGATGCTAGAAGAAAAAGCTTAACAAGGAGAAGTAGATCCTTGATGGTAAGAATGATTAAGCTAACCAATAAAACATTTCAAGAAAAACCATCAGAGCTAGTGCCCTTACACAATAAAGATATTGAAACTGGGTATGTAGAACTGACGGAAGTAACTGAACAAGGTGAACTTATACCCCATTTACTACTACTTGATAGTGGTAAAATAGAACCAGCTAACAATGTAAGAGCTAAACAGATCATGGCAAGAGGTCCCAGCTATACCGGGTTCACCTTCGATAAAATAAAAGCCTTGGCTATAATGTCTGAAACCTGGCCAAGGTAGCACATAATATTTTTTGTGGTTTGAGTCGATTTAGGTGCGAGCCTATTTCGGCTTCAATTTTTGTAGCAGTTCTTGAGAGAACCTTCACCCTACCGCCTTTGGATTCGGCAATGTTGGGAATACCAAGGACAATGCCTACTACCTATTAGCTACTCAATATCTACAAAACTACTCTCCTTATGAAGTATCCTAGGAAGATGGGTTCCAATTATTGATTTAAGCGCACTCTGAGGAACTGGCAGACCCGATGGATACATTAAGGTAAATAGGTCTAACGCAACCCATGGTCAAATCCGTACTCTTAAGTGTGTGGGTATTACCCTTAAGAGCTTATGCATGCTCGCACTTCCCTTTACGAAAAGGTTGAACTAAGAAGTAACTGAATACGGGGCTGTATATACTGTATACAGTGGGGCTGGAAACACCAGAAGACTACGATGATGCTACCTAGTAAATAGGCCAAGTGAACACTTAACTTTGAATTAAGTTAGTAACGGGGGGTCCAAATTCCTTAGAGTCGTTGTATAGACCTTGAGTACCGAGTACAGAGTAGATAATTTATCCCCCAGTAAAGTGGTGTAGTTCAAGCCGCAGTAGCGAAATATGAACTGTCGTCTGTGATTTCGGCTGGGGTAAGAGGAGGAGGGATGGATACGTGTGCTTCACCGTTTGTATGGTAAGAAGCTACATGTTATACGCCCTAGCCAAGATCTGAAGCATGAATCGTCAAGTTGGGGCTTAGGAATAAGTTTGATAAATAGCCTGCGATAGGTCGCAATCCCTATCAGTTTCAACCATCGAGTAATGTGGAGGATACATACATCAATGAGGCGGTAATGCCGCCCAGTATCATGGTAGTGCGCTTTATAACTGATGCAGCCATTTCCAGTTATATTTGCTTGGAGCTACTTATGATGCGATACTCTGTAGGACAGAGGGTCTTTAAACTTAGCAGGTAACCGTAAGTGTGGAGAACAAAGTTAAGTCCCTAGAGTAGAACAGACCTCTAACAGTTCTACAAAATTCAAATAGTAAACAAGGGTTTACAACGGAGCCGTTAGGCTGTTGTATAATATATACCCAAATAAATGTCAGTGTATTTCTTGCCTAACCACAGCAAGAGACTGACTAATAGTGACTATAAGAGTATTAAGCTAAGGAGGTTGTGAGTGGATGTGGTTCATGAGGTACCAAGTGCATTTTAAAAGCTTGGGTGGATGACTTCATTGAATCATAGCTTAATATTAAGTAAGGAAATAGGACTGGGGCTTAAGAAAGTCCCAGCTCCCCAGTCCTTTTAAACTATTAAAAAATGAAGGTAAAAAAGTATAAATATCTAATACCTATAATAAGCATAAAAGCTGAAGGTACCTTAGTACATTTGATACAGCGCAATATTCTGTACAAAGCTAAAAAAGTACTAGGGATCAAAATACCAATAGAAAAGATCTTTCAAAAAGACAGGGGGATCTCAGCTTGGAAAGAGACAGCGGGTCATAAGCAGACTAAATGGAGAATAGTCTACATAAAAGATGAAGATAATAACATCAGATTAGGGCCCGTTATTCAAGACAAGAAACTTTTAAAGTTTTTAAACAAGATTACTAACCAAAATTATGCAAAATGAAAAGAGGAGCTAGCAAACCCAGTAGTGTTTTATCGCTTGGAGAAATAGTATATTTTCTACAAGAAGAGGTTGTAGACAATGACAACAAGTTGATAAGGACTACCTGGTATGATCCAAAGGGTATAAGAGTAGTATCTGTTGTCTTAGACGGCAACAAAGTTGTAGTAAATCGAAAAGATATCGTCGAGTCTATTATGTCTAAAGGAGAGATAGAAGGAGACCATAAGATATTTGAAATGTCTTTCGATATCAACAAAGAATCGATTTACACAGACAAAGATTCCGCAATAGAAGATGCGTGGGATCTCAATGAGAAGTCCCTGGAACAAAACAGGTATGCAGTATCTGAAAAGAAAAAGGAGTTATCTGACCTTGAAGAAAAAGTTAAAATGGTCAAAGTTCAGATAGATGCTGGAAATAAAGTATCTCAATTTCTCGAAGATTGGCTTGAAAAATTAGGTGATGGGGAAACCTACACTGATGATCAAGCTGTTTAACCTTAAGAATTATTAACCAACTAAACAATTTAAAAAAATGGCTAAAAGCAAAAAGAAAGTACAAGATGAAGTACAGGAACAAGAAACTGCAACTACAGTGGAAAATGAAGCTACAGAAGCTTCTGGTTCAGACAACACCCAAACTGCTAACGCTGAGGATGATACGGTCTTTGGTACGGTAGTATGGAACGACAAAAAGAAGAAAGGATTTGGTTTTATCCAGATGGATGGTGAAAAGCAAGAAGAAGGTAATGATATCTTTATGCACCATTCCCAAATTATGGCTTACAAAGATGGTAAGGTACCAAATCTTGAAGCTGGTGATAGGGTATCCTTTATACTTGTAGATCCCCCGGAGAGCAATAGCAAACAAAAACCTATTGCTTCTGAAGTAGTTCTCGAGGAAAAAGCTCCCAAAGAGGATAAACCCAAAGAGGAAAGCAAATCTGAAAATAAGTAGTGTTAAACTCTAAAAACTAAAAAGCTAACCAATGGGTAAAAATAATCAGGAAAAACAGCAACAGAATAAAGGTAATTCTCTTACTGATCCTATCAAAACTAAGAGCGGTAAGGAAATCAAGGGTTTAGAAACTGATGTTAACAAAGAAGTAAGCAGTATCATCAGTAATAGAAAGACTGAACCTTATGAAACAGTCAAAGGTAAATTGGCTGAAAAAGAGTTACAAAGAAGGGCAGATGTTTTAATGAATGCCCTTTATACGGAGTACCCAAAGGTGGTTAATATGGTCAAAGAAATAGGGCCGGATCTTGATCCAGAATACAACGAGGATGACAAGGAAGTAAAACCTAAACGTTATTCTGCTGAAGCCTGGAAAAAGAAGACCAAGACTCTAGAGAGATTTGAATCTCTTAAAAAGGCTATTGAGACTGTCAGAAAAGATGGCAACTATGAATTGCTGGACAAGTATTTTAATCAGTACAAATAATAAGGCGTATGGAAGACAAATTAAAGCTTCCAACCAGCATACAAAGAGAAATAGATGAGATAGCTTCATCAAGAAATGATGAGGTAATGTCTCTAGTACACATCTGGCGCAACAGGCAAATAAAGTATAAGTTTGATCCTGTAGTTCATGATGGTAAGAGCAACAATCAATTAATAAGAGGAGGGTGCCAATGTTCATACTGTAAACACCTTAAACTCTATGTCCAAAAGAAGTTGGAACATCACAGATTGAAGAAGTTTATAGATAAGTGTGATATGTACGGCATAGAAGTAAGTGAACTGGATGATTTATTAAAAACCCTTGATGAGATTAAAATTAAAGTTCAGTATGAGAAATCTATTAAAGATAAAGTTAAACAAGAACTAAAACTCTAGCAACCACTATGAAGATTTCAAAGGTAATTAAGACTATCCTATTTGTAATGATTGTTATGTCTTGTGCCTCTTTTTACACTCTATACAGCTTTTATAAAAATAATAATGATAAACTTGAATCCGCTGAAAATATTCAGGGACAAGAGTCATTAGATGCTAAAATTCTAAAAATAATCTATTTCAATAGAGCTTTAGAATTAGCTAAAAGTACAGAGTGTATAGAAGAAGTAGAGGTAGATAATACTAACTACAGACGGGAATCAGTCGAGAGCTTTATAGGAAAATCTATTCCTTCTAATAATAGTATAACCGTTTCTAACCTGCTCATTTACAGGAAGGAAACCCTGGTTATATATGCAGGGAATAGCAAGACTCAATTTTTCTATAAGACTCTTACAGAAAGTTACAAAGGCGCTATAAACGTCTACAAACCACTAATCCAAGTACCGGAATATTTAGGTTACTCTATAAGAGGACCTACCAGAGCAGCTATAAATAAAACTGCTAATAAACCTGACAATCAACTAAATACTATGAAGAAATGTGAATTTTCAAAGGAACAGAAAAAGAAAGTTGAAAGGGTAGCAAAGGTATTATTCGACTATAAGTACATATACATTGAGGGTAATAATCTTGTTTTCTCTCAATTTAGAAAGAGCTCGTTAGTTAGCTTATTAGCTCCCAACGAAGCTACCAAAGTACCTATATTTGAGTTGATAGTAAACGAAATCCCTAAAAAGCTAAGTACTTTTGCTTATGGGAACCAATCCTTTGCTCCTCTTTATATGGCTGGTATTGTGTACCTCTTAAATATGCACCCGCCAGCTATAGCTGATTATGTATATCATAAGTTTATAAGGATTAGTAATAATTACAATCCCCAAGCTACGGCAAGATCAGCTATAAAAAATATCATTGATGAAGAAGAAAAAGTGAACAATAGTTCGATACTTATGAGTAAAAGGGCTAGAGATGCTGTTAACATGGGTGAAAGCAGTAAACTTGAAGTTGAAAGTATACTTAACATGATGCCATAGTATACTAAAGCCCTTACCTAAACCTTTTATAGTTTATAACGTAAAAGGCCTCATAAGTTATAAGTAAAGGGCGAGTTAAGTTAACTTGCCCTATGTTTAACTAAACTACTATTTATGAATAAGTTTTTTATAATCATAGCTTCTGTGATTACTATGTTTTTGCTATGTAGTCCAAAGCTAAACAAGGGCTCTTCTATACCGATAGACAAAGAAAAATCTATGGCTACTTATGAAAGATTAGTAGCTAAAGAGCAACTAAACCTAAGTAACAAGGATACAGAAATGGTCAAAGCGCTTAAAATAGCGTTAAAAGGCAAAACTCATTTATTCAATGATTCTGTTACAAACAGGTTAAATAGGATAGCATCCACACATGGTATTAAACCTTCTTGGATTGTTTATGTCATGGTTAAAGAAAGTGGTGCCGATCCTACTAAGCAGAATGAAATATCAAATGCTACTGGCATTATTCAATTTATGCCTAGTACAGCTAGGGCACTAGGCACATCTACTAAAGAACTACTCTCTATGAATATTTATGAGCAGCTTCATTACGTAGATAAATACCTCAGTGCTATAGGAAAGTCTCATCTTATAAGATCCTATGAAGACTTATACTTAGCTATATTCTGGCCCAGAGCTTTGGGCAAGAGCCCTGATTATGTGATAAGTTCTAAGAAAAGTCTTGTAAGTAAACAAAATCCAACTATCTCTGGCGAAAGAAGGGATGGTTCTATTACAGTAAAGAGTTTTAAGAAGTATGCACTAAAATTGTAACAAATATTGTTTATTAATAAGAAAATACCCGCTCAATTTAAAAGTTGGACGGGTATTTTACTTAAAAACTTTTTATTATGGAGATTACCCTAGATCTAAATGAAGCTATCAACTTTCAAAAAAAATTAAACAGCGAACTAGGTAAATTAAGGAAAAAATTACTTTGTTCCAAGGATGAAGAGGAAAGAGATAAACTGTTAGATGAATATGAATATATTTCTAACTCTCTTGTAAAGATAAAAGTTAAAATAAGGGAGAAGAATATTCAAGAAAATATATCAGAGAATATCTATAAGTTATCTGAACTGAAATCCCTAAAAGAGATTTTAGTAAAAACGAGAAAAGTAAATAGAATTAGAGAAATTGAAAAAGAAATTATAAGGTTGGAAAGATTATTAAGGGTATCTAACTCATTTACTACCATTGCTATTGATAAAGAAATGAAAAAACTTGTAAATATTTTAAATAATACAAAATGAACATACAAAATAGTAAGTTGGTAATACTACACGATAGAACTGGGAAAGAAATACAGTTTAATGATAGGAGAATGATAGAATATACTATAATCTCCATGATTAACAGTGTTGTAAATAGACCTCTAAGTGTCATAGATGCAGGCAAAGAATACTATGGATTATTGAATTTAGCTGCAGGAAAACCTCTATTAGAAGGAGTAGATATAGGCTCTACTTTAAGTAGAAATCCTATCAAACTAGTTAAGATGCTTGAAGGTACAGATGGTACAGTAATTAAGGAAGCTGAGAATAAAGCTTCTCAAATAGCTAATATAATTATGGACAAAGGTGATAAAGACACTAGTTTAACTTCTTCCTTTTTTAGCTATTTTTTAGGAGAATTAACACCCTATATGCTAAACAACAATATCCTTATTCCTTGTTATGATTATAGAAGCCCTGCAGTTGTTATCCATAACTTAGTAGGTAAAGAAGATTCACTAGATACATCCAGTATTGATAAGATTATAAATACTTTTAAGAAAATAGAAGTATATTTAGCTTGTCTACATAATACTAATAAAATTGAAGAAAAAAGAACAGTTGGGAAAGTTGGAGAAAAGTACAGATCTAAGTTCAAGGATATATTAAAGAACATTGCACGTGATAAAGTACCTAAGAGAGCTGATATGTACGACCCTAAAAATATTAAACATATATTAGATTTGTACTCATTATCTGAGGAATTCCTTAGGGAACAATGTATAGAAGCAAACAAAGTAAATATAGAAGAAATTGATAAATCTATAAATAAGATTGATAAACAAGAGAACATATCAAAGGTACTATTAACATCTGAAGAAGGGTCAGAGGATAATAAAGATGACTACAACCTTACAATTAATTTAACAGATACTTTTAAAGAAGACTTAAGGACAATATATGAAAGTATTGAAGATAAAGAACAGGCATTTGATTTAAGTCTTTTTATTATTAATTATTTGAGAATTAATTCCTTGATGGGAGATTATACTGATACAACAACGTTATTTTCTAAGTTAGATACAGGTAAGAGTATTACTACATATTCAGACTTATATGAAATGTTAACTTCTGTAACTAGGGATTATTTAGATACAAAGTCCTATTTAAATGAAGTATCTAACAAAATCCCAAAAAGTATTTTACAATTCTCTAAAAACTTATTGAAACAAAATACGTAATGTATATAAAAGCATATAGGAAAGTTTCAAACAAATGTAAGACATGTGGGGGTGAAGGAAAAATTACCAACAAAAGGTATAGTTGGCATAAAAATACTTGTCCTACATGTAGAGGTGAAGGAATAACGACTAGAGAAGAGGAAGTAAAGATTCCTCTTAGTCATCTTAATGATTATACCTAAATGGTAATTTGTGTAATTGATAAAACTCACAGTAGAAGTAAAGATTTATATGAAAGATTGAAAGAGGAGTATACTGAAGGTAGGGTACTCTATTTAGCTTCTATCGATAAGGTAGAAGAAGTCGCTACGATGCTAAAGATGTCAAAGAACTTTGGCTTAGCTAAAGAAGTAGAAAAAATTTGGCAAAGTTATAACGAAGCTATAGCAGATAATATCATAGACTATATTAAACATTTTAAGAACGAAGAAGATATAGTACTAGTCAATGTAACAAGTGAAAAGGATAGAGCTCTGTTTGTTGAAAGATGCTCATTTGATGTGCATTCTATATTCTTGGAAGGAGCTCCTAAGAGCTACATACATGACACTGTACTAAACATAAGGATGAATATGACTTTACAAACTAGTAAGTACGATGATATATCTGCTAACAAAGAAGAAAGTACTGTTTAAAGATGGTGATATTAACTACAGTACTAAAATATCAGAGGTTATATCTGATTTAAAGGAACAGAAAGTAATTGCCCTAGATATAGAAACTAATGGATTTGATACCTTGACTAACAAAGTATTAATGCTCCAGTTAGGTACTAGAGAAGGTAACCAATATGTTATAGATTCTAGGGATTATGATATAAGTAAATTCAAGGAAATATTAGAGGATAGTAGTAAAGTATTTGTAGGCCATAATATAAAGTTTGATTATAATTCCTTAAAGAAGCACAATATAGTATTAAGTAGGGTATATGATACTATGCTGTCAGATATTGTAATATATAACGGCTATTACTCTAAAGATTATATTAAGAAAAACAAGAGATTCTCATTAGCAGGTGTGTACAAACATCACTTTAATAAAGCCATTGAGAAAGAAACTAGGGATACTTTTAAAACAATAGGCAGCACACCATTTAGCTACTCTCAAGTACTCTACGGAGCTAATGATGTTAAGTACCCATTAGAGATAATGAAGGTTCAAAGAAATTTACTAAATGAATTTGATTTGGTAGAATGTGCTAAGTTAGAGAATAAAGTTACTTTGGCTTTAGCTGATATAGAGTATAATGGTTTTTATCTCAATAGGGACAAGTGGGGAAAAGTAGCTAAGGAGTATAGTAGAAAAGTTAAGGAAACTACTGACAAATTAGATAGAATACTGATAAGTAAGGATAAATCATATAAGAAAAAGTATTACCAAAAAGATTTATTCGATGAACAGTATGAAGATAAGAGGTTCACAGTAGTTAATTGGGATAGTCCCCAACAGGTATATGAAATATTAACAAATGTATTTGACATATATCTTGTAGATAAGCATGGTAAACCTTCTACTAGTACTAAAGCTATAGAATATTTAACAAGTACCCATGAAATTACTGATAAACTATTACAATATAGGCAAGAAAGTAAGGCTTTAAATGCTTTTGGGGAAAACTTTGCTAGAGATTCTACAGATAAGGAAGGTAGGATACACACTAAATTTACTCAAATTGTGGAGACTGGTAGAGTTAGTTCTAGCAAACCTAATTTACAACAGATTCCTAGCTCTAAATTATTTAGGGAATGCTTTGAAGCCCCTAAAGGTAGGAAGATAATTACTGCAGACTATAGTACTCAAGAGGGCCGTATTATGGCTGATCAGTCCAAAGATGAAGCTTATGTAGATTTCTTTAAGAATGGGGGCGGTGACGCCCACAGTTTTGTAGCAACTAAGATGTTTTCAGCTAAATTTGGTAAAGAATTCATAGTAACTAAGTACAATGAGAATAAGGAGTATAGACAACAAGGTAAGAAATTAAACTTCTCTATATCTTATGGTGGTACTGCCTTTTCTTTATCAAAGAGTTTGAAGATATCGGTGGAGGAAGCTCAGGAGCTCATAAACGCCTTTTTTAGAGGATTTAAGCAACTCAAAGAGTATTTTGATACTAACTCCCGTTTCGGCCTAAACAACGGCTATATTCGCACTAATACGATCACTAAGCGTAGGAGGTGGTTTCAAGAATATGAAGATTATTTAGTGTATAAGGAAAGAGCTAATCAGTCTGATAGATCTTTAGATTATTATAAGAGGTATAAGACTCTAGAGGGATCTATTGGTAGGAAGTCACAAAATACACCTGTTCAGGGTACTGCAGGGGATATGACTAAACAAGCTTTAGTGTATATTAGGGATAAACTATTAGAGAACGGTGTAAAACCACTGTCTAGTGCTGAAGCTAAGTTGGTTAGTGTGGTACACGATGAATGTAGCTTAGAGGTAGTAGAAGGTAAAGCTGAATTCTACGCTAAGATACAAAGGGAAGCTATGGAGAAAGCTGCTAATCTACTCACTGAAGATCTAGATATTCCTGTAGATCAAGAGATAGGAGATCATTGGTCTCATTAATTTAAACTTATTATGAATAAAATTAAAATTAGATATAAAAATACATTTACAAAGCCTATCAGTTATCATAGTTTATCAAAAGAATGGTATATATTCTTACCTAATAATTTAATTAAGCTATTTAAATATGGAATAAAATATCCCATTTTATATTGGTTTAATAAAAAGCATTATACAGGTATATGTGAATGTGGCCATAATTTCAGTGAACATCACCATGGTGTTATTATGAATGTAGATTCGTTATACTACCCATTACAAGTAAATGGGGTTATAGGTCAAGAATGTGAGCATAACGGCTTTAATGGTGAAAAATGGGCTGATGAAGATGGTAGTATCTGTAGGTGTAATAGCTACGTAGACAAAGGCTGGATATTCAGGAAGAATAAAGATTATAAATTCAGATTGCATGGAAAAATTGGACGATCTAAAACCTAAGCAGATAAAGGAAGAGGACTTTGATGCTTATGTAGATATATATGATAAAAAGTATACATGGTTCTACAAAAATAAGGTATTGCTTATAGAGAAAAAAGGAGGTGAATTTGAATTTCTTGAGTGGCATGCCCACAATGGACCTGTATATGATTTAAGCTTGTCTACAGTAAGGTGGCTTGTAGATAAAAAGAAGATAAATTCAAAACGTATCAAATTAGTATTAAAATTAGCAGGAAATGAACAATCAGACTCTAACAGAACCAGTATCAGAAATAGGGGCAACTAGATTGTTATTGGATATAGTAAGGGATAATCTACCTAAGGAATATAATAAAGACTATGAGTCATTGAACAATGCTGTAGATAAGATAACACCTGAAAGACTATCTTCTACAAGACATTTAAAGACTTGTGATGAACTGTTTAGACGAAGAATCTTACTTACTATTCATACACCTTATAACAGCTCCTATGACAATCTCTTGCTTAAACAAGAGAAAGTTAAAAGAAATGCACTTCCTCGATTTATAGAGGAATATGTGAGAAAGAGAGGTACTAAGCATAAAAGGCTTTCACATTTTGAAAGAGAAGGTAAGGTCTTTTGTGTTAAACACTACAAGTAGATATGAATATTGATATTGAAGTACTTAAAGATTACAAACTTACCCCTAATGAATACGTAGTAGCACACACAGTGCAGAATAAAAACTACAAGGACTTTAGGGCATTAAGTAAATTAATACAAATGGATGATATTCTTCGTAGCTTAGAGAAAAAGGGATTTATTAAAGTTCCTGAAGAAGAAGGCATAAGCTTAGATGATATCACAGTGAGAAATAAGTTACTATTTGTATTTGACGAAAGAGACTATTTTGATGATATATATGAAGAATACCCTGTCAAGGTTATAAGACCTGATGGTGTAAAAGATTATCTTAGAGCAGATGTAAAAAGGAGTAGAAAGATATACTATAATAAGGTAAATAGCTCTAGAAAAAGACATGAGAAAATATTGAAAGCCCTAAGATTTGAAAAAGAAATTAGGGAAAAAGAAAACTCGTGGAAATACATGAAAAAATTGCCTAAATGGCTCTCATCTGAAGAATGGAAAGTATTTGAAGAGAGGATGAGAGATGAACAGCAGGAAAAAAGTAATAAAAAACCTGAGTATGGCCAACAACTCAAATAGAGTGTTGCATTATAAACAAATTGCCCTACCCGCCAGGGAAATTATTCAGTATATGGATAAAAGACGGAAAGGGGATATTACTTCGTTAAAGACTAAGTGGAAAAAGTTTAATGATCAGTGTATGGGAGGTATTGAGCCAAATAGTATCTACACTATAGCAGGCATATCAGGAAGTGGTAAATCAGCATTTGCCAACAGTCTAGAAACTGACCTATTCGACCAGAATCCCAATGAAAACTTTGTTGTACTTTCCTTCAATTTCGAGATGTTAGCTTCAAAGCAAGTGGGGAGGAAGCTGTCATACAAATTAGATAAAACAACACAAGAGCTTTATAGCGGCTTGTCCAACCACAAACTATCAGAATTTGACTACCACAAAGCTATTGAAGAAGCTAAAAAAATTAAAGATCTACCTATATATTATGTAGATACCCCTGGAACGGTCTCTCAGATTAGAGAGACTATCACTGATTTTTCCAATAGAGTCGCTAAAGATAGGTGGCTCATAATATTACTCGATCACACCTTGTTAACAAGAGGTAAACAAGGTGAAAAAGAAAGGGAGACATTAGCTGAATTACAGTATATGTTCATGGAAATTAAGAAGTATGACCAAAATACTATAATTCAGTTGTCTCAAATGAACAGAGAGATAGAAGCTAAAGAAAGGATTATGGTTAATACTATGCATTTTCCGGTGCGTAGGGATATATTTGGTGGTGATTCTGTATTTCAAGCATCAGATTATCTTTTAGTGCTGCATAGGCCAGAAATGCTTAATATCTCCTCGTATGGGCCTGAAGGTTGGCCTACCAAAGATCTCATTTACATGCACTTTTTAAAAGTGCGAGAAGGAAACCCAAGTATTTTAGTTTTTAAGAATAACTTAAAGTACAATAAGATTGAAGATTATAACCTTAAAGATTCGTAATACTGACTGTATCAAAAAACAGAAGTATTACTAGTCGAATTTCTAAATTTGAGACAATGAACAAAAAATTGTCATTTGTAGTCGATATGACTAAGCCCGTTAGTAACAACTTTGCTGAAAACGAAGGCACTTTCGACTATTATAAGCGAGCTTTAGTACGTAACGTAAAGAAACTCGGACTTACTATTTCTGGTGAAGATCGCCCAGAAATACGTCGGGGTGTTGACCAGGCAGGATTCGGTAATGTACTTACCGTTGGTACCTCCCGCACCCACGATATGGAATGGATCGAACGCATGGATTACGTGTGCGAAAAAGGATATACTCCCGTATTGAATCTGATTAAGGACTGGGACTTAATCAGCAGGAAGCTGGTAGAGTATTACAAAGACAAATACCAGATGGATCTCAAATATGGTTCTACCGTCTCATTCCACGACGGTTTTGTCAAGATTGGGACTGAACTGGTAACCAATCGTGAGCTTGATAAGATCATTGACAAGCTTGATGATATGGTACGTAGGGGATATCTCTACAGATAGTAAGTGATTAAAGATATAATATGCTTAGGGGTTGTATATCTTCCCCTAAGCTTATTTAACTATAAAACATATTAATATGATTGAACAAGGAACTACTAAAGAAGATCTTATAGGTAAAAAGCTCAGAGTAGAGAAAAACACTGGTATGCATAACTATGGCCCAAAAGGAGCTATCTTATATGTAAACAAGAGTACCGCTGTTAATAACAACACTATAACAGGAGCTATAAAAGAAGACGGAACGAAGGGAAACTCTATTCTTTTCAGTGAAGTATCAATAGTAGACGAATCTATAAGTGGCCTAAAAAAAGATAAAGATAAACTTATTGAAGATAAAATAGATATTGAAGATAAAATATGTAACATAGACGAAAAAATTGAGTTTATGAAAGTACAAGGATTATCTAAATTCAATGAAGAAGAGTATAAAGTATTTAAAGTTCTACAAGAGTTAAAGACCTATAAAACAGATATGGAATTAGCTAAATCCGTAGCTAAAATAATAAAATAATATGGCTAGAGAAGCTTATAATATTGCAGTTACAGGTAATAGTGGGAGAGGTAAAAGTTATTCTCTGCGAAATTTAGATCCTGAAACAACTGGTTTTATAAATATGGAAGCAAAGCCTCTACCATTTAAGAACAACTTCAAATTTTATTACGTCCCAAAAGATTGGAACGACGCTTATAATAAATTAATAGAATATGCCAAAAATGACAGTGTAAAAACAGTTGTACTTGAAAGTTTCACTCAGTATATGGACAGTGTACTAAAAGCATCTAGGGAGATTAAGAAAGGTTTCGATATATGGAACTTCTACAATCAAAAAATAGGTGAATTAAACTATATAATAAAAAGGTATCCTAAAGATATTATAGTTACTGCACATACTGAGAAAGTTGAAACTGACAATGGAGTGGTAGAAGAACGCATATTCGTAAAAGGAAAGGAATGGAAAAGCGATATAGAAAAAGACTATACAATTGTACTATACGCCGATGCCAAAATATCAGATTCTTCCAAACGTGACTACTTCTTCAGATTAAATACGGATGGTATAATTAATGCAAAGACTCCGCCTATGTTGTTTGAGGATCAGGAAACAATCCCCAATGACGTCAAAGAAGTATTAGACGAATTAGACAGAGTATTTAATTAATTAAACACAGATATATATTATGCCATTATACGACATGACCAAAGATGTTCAAAAAGAGGGTAACGGTAGTGCTTATTTGGAAGCTGGTATTCATGAAAACATCGTGCTAAGTGATGTATCATATAACGAATCTAGGAATGGTAACAAATTTCTAGCTTTCTATTTCTCCGATGAGAATGGGAATCAAGTACCTAAAACAGAATGGGAACCCAATGGAGAGAATCAAGAAAGCAAAGTTAATAAACAACTAGCTAGAATAAAGCATATTGCCGTAAACTCAGGTATTTTGAGCGAAGATGAGTTCGTCTTCAAAGCAGAAGATTTTGAGAGTTTCGCTAAACAAGTAGTTGAGAAACTAAAATCTAAACAAGATCAATGGAAAGATCATAAGCTTAGGGTAAAAGTAGTATATGATTTTAACAACTATACAACTTTGCCTAGCTACGCTAAATTTGATTGGCTAGAAAATATGAATATACCTGCGGATCAATCAAAGATTAAGATCTTGCCTATAGATAAAATGGAGAGAGATAAACCTGATTCTACTCAGACTTCATCTAACCCATTTGATAGTAATACCCAGGAACAGGGTAAGAGTTCAAAGACTGATGAAAATGTTCCATTCTAAATTAGCATATAATATCCCTCTTCGGAGGGTACATATATATACCCAGGGCTTTGTTTTACAACAAGGCCCTATTTTTTGCTAGCTCAAGTATAATAACAAGCTCGATAGCGGAACCAGAAGACGCACTGATTAGCCTTGACCCCTAAGGCTTGAAATTGGGGGGAGGCCTTGCTATCCTAAGAAACTGAATCTTTTTATATCAATGACAAGATATAAAGATAGCAACGCTCGTGGGCGTAGAATAACGAGCAAAGGTACAACTGTGCACTAAGTATTATATACCTGCAAAGAATATTAAATACGTATAGTTGATTACCGGTCAGGACGCACTAAATGGTAGTAATAGAATCCATTCAAAGAATCTATTGACCCGATAAATACTAAGTTATAGTGCAATATCCAGTAATAGACACGTTGAATTGAAGTTCGACTTAATACTACTAACAAGTAAAGTAAGTAAGTGTTGCAGGTTCAAGCCCTGCTCGAGCTTGTTACTAGCCGGGTAGCTCAACGGTAGAGCCTAGGATTTTACCCTAGAGAAGCGAGGTTCGAGTCCTTGCCCCGGCACTAAATTAATAAGCATGAAAAAATATAATACATTTGTAACATACGCAACTAACGACAAGGGCGAAGATATCACAGAAGATAACAAATTAATATGGCATAAGTATAAAAAGGGTAGTAGAAAAGAATATGTAAGCGTATCTAAAAGAGCTCAAGATGGGGATATACCTCAATTGAATGAACCTAATAGTAGAACTGTTTCATACTACACGAGAAATATACCTAAATTCGGCGAAGAGAGAACTGAGTTCATTATTTTTGAAAGCTAGTACTATGCTATACGACACTGATAAACTTACACCTGTTACAGAGGAAAATATTTTAAAGAGAACTACTGAGTATGATATTTACTCTTACTATATAGGAAGAAAAGTACCAATAAATACTAAATTTAATAGTCCCCTAAGAAAAGATGATGATCCTTCATTTGGTTTATTTATGGCCAAAAAGACCAGGAGTCTATTATTTAAAGATCAGGGTACTGGTATAGTAGGTAACTGTTTTAAGTTTGTACAATTATATAAACAATTAGCTACTTATAGAGATGCCTTAAATAAAATAAATAAGGATTTAAGTTTAGGCTTGTTAGAAAGGTCACAAAAAGGCTTACTAGTAAGGGACAAGTACAAGCCTAGTAGGACTAAGATAGCTGTAAAGAAAAGGAATTTTACAAAATTTGATTTGGATTATTGGTCTCAGTTCTGTATTACAAGAGAGACGCTAAGGAAGTTTAATATATTCCCTATAAGTAAATTATGGATAAATGATGCGGTATCCAAGTATTTTTATAGTAAAAGAGAGCCTATGTATGCTTATAGGATATATAATAAGTTTAAAATATATAGGCCACATAGTTCTAAAGATAACAAGTTCCTAAATAACTGTAACAAGCACGATATACAAGGGTTCCAGCAGTTGAAAAAATCTGGGGAACTAGTTATTGTAACCAAATCCTTAAAGGATGTTATGGTTCTATACGAACTGGATTTTAGTTCTATAGCTGCTAACAGTGAATCTACTCCAATACCTAAAGATGTAATGTTAGATCTAAAGAAGAGGTTTAATAGGGTGGTAGTGTTATATGATAATGATAGCACTGGTGTAAAGGGTATGATTGATATGAAGAAGGCATACAACTTAAAATGTATCTTTATACCCTTAGGGTATAGAGCTAAAGATATAAGTGATCTTATAAAAAAAGTAGGTTTTAACAAAACTTATACAATATTAAACAAGCTACTTTATGGATAAATGTATCAAAAAAGAGGAAATAGCAATTAGTCTAGAGCACTTAAATGCTATAACAGCAACCAGAACAGCTGTACTAGATCAAGGCCACACATATACATATATTTCTAATTCAGCTGTAGATCTTTTTAACAGGGTGATATCTTCATTAGCTAATAAGCTTACAAAAGATAAACAGGACTTATCAGAATTTAAAGCTAAAGAAGTTAAATCTGATTTAGATTTAGATAGTATTAATAGGTTAGAAAGAAGAATAAAGATTACTTCAGAGGCTATAGATGTAAGTAAATACCTTAAAGGCAGGCCGTTCTCCAACGGCTATAAAATAACAACTGACCATACAGTAAATGAAACTAAACTTAGTGAAATACCTTTAAGTTTGCATATAGACAATAAAGGGAAAGCTCTTATATTTACTAGAGCTTTATTGGGGAAATCAATAATACAGATATTAGAAGAGAGTGGGCATATTGGTCCAGTTAATATGAGATGTGCAGTGGAGGTTCTGCTAAATAATTCTGATCTGATTACAATACCAAAGAACTATAAGGATCTATTGCCCCCAATATCCACACACTATGGGATAATTTCAATATCCACATACTATGGGATAATTTGTCGTTCAGAACAACAATCTATATGGACCTACATAGCAAAAGTTATAAAAATGTCTTCTGAGGACCTTGATTATCAACCCTATTTTAAAGAGATTAAGCTTGGTAGAGCTATAACAGCTATAATGGGCAGTGCTGTACCTAGTGCAGTAGTAGAAAAAATAGTGCAAGAAGTTAAGGACTTGGCAGATTCTGCTAATACTAACCTAGAAAAAGCTGTTAGTATAGTAGAAGGTCATGATATATTATTTTATTACAATAGGCATAATAATCTATTCTTAGAAAAATTGCCAGAAGGAGTTGTAGAAAGTGCCAATATTAATGCTCAAGAAAAAGGCGGATCATTAGCAGGTAGTTGTATGAACGGCTATTCTAATTATAGTAAGTTGAATTTTTATGCCTATAATCCTGATAGAATTAAGTTGCTAGTTTTAAAGAGTAAAGTACCTAATAAAATCTTAGCTAGGAGTATTCTATGGTTACCAGATGATGGTAAGGTATATATGGATAGAATATATTCTATTTCAGAGACATGTGCTAGAATACTTAGGAAATATGCTAAGGATAAAGGGTTCATAGGTATACATCACAGCTCTGTGATATCTGATACTGGGTATGATGCCAAATTTGTATTAGAAGACTTGTACGCACCTAATATTAAGCACTATAGACTCCCTTATTTAGACTCTCTAAACAGGAGAGGTTTTGTACTCACCAAGGATAACAAAGTCAAAGTTACATTATCTTATGGTCCATTTAATACCCCTGAGAAAGATAAATGGGTAAAAAGAAAAGTAGAAGATGATGAAGTTAAGTATATTGATGAGTCGGATATTTCAAATAAGAATAGTCTTAATGTAGATAAAGATAAAATAGCAACTCTTACAAAAATAATAAATACTTCTAAAACAGAAGATCTGGATAATGAGGTAAGTTTTAACACTGATGCTAATATTAAAGCAAAAAAGGTAAGCTCTGATCCTAATTTAGAAGGCGTTATCAGTGATATTAATAAAATACTGTCAACAAGGTATGGGGTAAAGAGTCCACTACGGTCTAAAAACATGGGTATCAAAAGAATATTTAGTCAATACATGACTTTAAACAGTGTAACAAACAGAAACTTTTTTAACCGTATTAATGTAGACGAAGCAGTAAATACAAAAACATTCAATAACACAATTTGCTCTGTAGAAATTGGCAGCAAGGATGTTATATATAAGGATAAGCACTTAGTAAAGAATTTACTATTAAATCCTGATATAGATTTTTATGTAACAAAAAAGAATATTGTGACAGATCCTAATTATCTAAATGTGACTCAGTCAGGTCCCTATTGTATCATATTACATAAAAATAATATCTTTAAAGTTTTTGGTAAGAACAATATAAAAGAAGTAAGTACCAATTATTACAAACATACGGCCTAAATTTTCAAAATATGCCAGATATAAGCTTGAGAATGTTAAAGAATGTGCTGTCTATACAATCTAAATCTACTTACAGCAAAGATAGTAAAGACAATGATTTGCAGATAAGGAGGTACATAAAGTCTGTGCTGTCTTCTAATAATATTAAACATTTTGAAGATGGGTACGGCAACATATATGCTGTAAAAGGCAAAACAGAACTGTACGATTGTATAGTAGCTCATGTTGATACAGTACACAACATTAACAACAACGTAGAAGTGAATAGAAATGGGGATTACCTATATGCCTTTGACCCTATAAATGTTAAACAAGCAGGTATAGGGGGTGATGATCTTGTAGGGGTTTATATAGCTTTACAAGCTCTAAAAGATAGGGATAATATAAAAGCTGTATTCTACAGAAACGAAGAGATAGGTAAACTGGGTAGTAAATTCTCAATAAGTAATAATAAGACATTTTATAGCAACTGTAAATTTGTTATACAAAACGATAGAAAAAATAACACGGATTTTATAGTTAAATCTAGTGGTATAGATATTTGCAGTAACAGTTTTAAAAAAGATGCTAAGATATATCTTGACAAAAATGGGTATAAAGAAAGTACAGGTTTGTCTTCAGATATTGATACTTTAGTAAGTGGTGGTATAGGCATAAGTGCTGTAAATCTTTCTTGTGGTTATTTTAGGCCCCACTCTGATACTGAAGTTGTAAGTATTAGTGATGTAAAACGTGCTTACAGCTTAACTACAGATTTATTTGATAACTTGATTAAGAAATATAAACATACTTATACTCCCCCAAAAAATACTAATAATAACCAGTACTACTTTAGTGGTTATAACACAAATACTGGTATTGATGATGTATATGCTAAGCAGCATTCTTCAGAGTATAAAGAAACATTAAACAAGATTGATTCGACTAAGAAAAATGAATATAAACTTTTCCTTAAGCTTAAAGGTGTAGATTTCTACATATTGAAAAACCACGAAGATATTGAAGTTCCTATAAAAGGGCACACTTGTAGTGAATGTAGTAAAGAAGAAACTACGTATTTTATCCCTGATGAAAATAGGTTCTTCTGTATAAGCTGTAATAAGTTTATAAACAATGATTTAAATTTAAGGAAGAAACTAATTATAAAGGATTCAAAACACGTATTTTACCATAATGGTATAAACAACAGATGGATTAGGGATAATGCTGTCTGGGATAATACTTTTGATTTCTATAGACACAAAAGATATGGAGAATAATAACTTTAATTAGGGGCTTTCGTATAATGCGAAATGCAACGTGGGTTCATGTTGAGCCCCTAATTTTATTATTATGAAGCGAAAGAAGAATAGGAAGGTAAAGAATGCTACTATTAAAACAGTAGATGGTATAAAGTTTAAGTCTAAGTTGGAAGCTCATTGTTACAATAGACTTAAAGAAAATAATATAAAGGCTGAATATGAGGGTAAAAAGTTTGAAATTATACCAGCTTTTATATATAATAATGAGAAAGTAAGGAAAATGACCTATACTCCAGATTTTGTTGGTACTTATAAAAATAAGAAGTTTGTAATAGAGTGTAAAGGGAATCCTAATGATGCTTTCCCATTAAGGTGGAAGATATTTAAGTATTATCTATATAATACTAGGTCTAAGTATGATTTGTATTTACCTAGGAGTATGAAACAGGTAGATGAGACAGTTGAAAAAATAAAAAACAATGGAACTAATTTACATAACAGCAAAAATGATGGAGCCAGGAGAAGCAGGGATAAAGGAGAAAATAAAGGCTCACAAAAAGGAAATAAAAAGACTGAGAAAAAGGCTAAGAATGATAAGAAAATGGAGAAATAGGGGGTTACCTTGGTATGAACGAGAAGCAATATTATAAAGAAAAGGGGGTATCTAACTCCTCGTTAAATTGGTTTTTATATTCCCCCGCTTATTTTAGGAAAAGATTAGATGAAGAGATAGCTGAAGAGCAGAAATCATGGCAATCTATCGGTCGTAAGGTGCATATGGCTATACTAGAACCAGAAGAATTTGAAAAAAACTATATATATTTAGAATATCAACAGCCTAAAAGCCCACAACAAAAACAATTCTGCGAAGAGTATGTTAAAGATAGGCGCAATAGACCTAAAGCTACTAAAATATCTAGTAAGATTAAAGCTTATGGAAAAGCTTACAATACTAAAGCTATCAAGGAAGAAGATGTGAAGAAAAAGGCTGAAAGTCTACAAAGAAAGCTTAAGGATTATATAAACTACTTAGAGAAATCTAAGGAATACAAAGATATATTGACTAAAGCTGAATGGAATCTAATTAACCGTTTGAAAGAAGCCGTATTTGAGCATAAAATAGCTACAGAGGTGTTGGGTATGGGTGGGAGTAATGAGCTCTTTAAAAGCCAAATTTCGGCCTATAGTGAGCTTCCTATATTTTGGAAGTACCCAACTGATATTGATGTAGACTGTAAGTCAATGGTTGACAGGCTTGTTATAGATAAAGAGAATAAAACAATAAAGTTAATCGACTTGAAAACAACTAGTAATATAGGTAAATTTAGCGACTCATTTAATGACTATAGTTACTATAGACAGCTAGCTTTTTACTGGCTAGCAGTTTATTACATGGCTAAGAATGATAGCTCAATACCTGACATACGTGATTATAAGAAAGAAACATATATTATAGCTCTACAGAAAAGGGACATACCAGAGTGTAGAGTTTACAAGATACCAGAGCACAAACTTAACGAGGGATTAGCAGAGATAGAGAGAATATTACCAGAAATTGCATGGCATATAGAAAATGACAAATGGTTCCATACTAAAGAGTACTACACAGGAAACGGAATCGAAAAACTATTTAAACATGATGAACAACATGCAAACGTTAAGTAATCTTAACAAAGGCAGAACAACTGAAAAGACTCAAGCAACTAGATTTCTAATGCCTCTGGTATCCAAGGGATCTGATGGTACTTATCTTGAATTTATTAAGAAAGGAATTGATAATTGCTATCTGTATGAAGAAGATAAATTAATACTAGTTTATGAACATACAGATGATAATATTAGCCTTGAAGAAAAAATGAGGGGTAATAGCTTGTTTGAAGACAGTATTGATATTAAAAACGAGAATAAAGTAGGGTATATATTTAATGTACCTGAACAATATAAACAAGACTTAGAGAATTTTAAGCAGGGTAAATATTCTGAGTTTAGTAAAGATATGAAAGATACTATACTCTCCTTCTGGAATTTAGACCCCAAGGATGAAACTAACGTCCTTTATGGTGTACTAAATAAAACTGAGATAGGTAAAGACTATGCTCAAGACCAAAAAGAAGATAACGATGAGTTTGAAGGAGATGAAGTATGGATGAAACCGAATATAGAGATTGAACAATTTTCAAACATATATTCAAAAGCATAAGTTGGTTAGTTAGGGTTTAATAAGTTGGGGTGTCATTCGGTTGGCACCCCTTTTATTTTAAATTAAATTATTATGAAAATATATATAGATCCAGATAAGTACTCAGAAGAAGATTTAGGGCTGCTTATAAATGCTTTAAGAGATATAGGCATATATGCTGAAGCAGCTGAATTAGAAACTGAAGTCTTAAATAGAAGAGTAGATGAAACTATTGAACAAAACGATAACAATTAAGTTAGGTAATGAGATGGATTAAATACAATGAGTGGATCGCCTTAAAGATTTATTCGTATATATTTGATAAGATACACAGAAGAAAACTTTTATATGATAATTATTATAGTATGCAACAATTAAATTTACAATTTAAAGAAGATCCACGACTAGTAGAAAAGCGGCAGAAGCTGCTAGATAACTGGTATAAGATACTTAAAGATGAATTCAATAAGGACTATATGCAGCGAATATCAGCTTATTTAGCTAATAGGTATAAAGAAGCTGAGGTATATCCACCTAAACATCAAATATTTGAGGCATTTAAACAATGTTCTTATAATAAGACTAGGGTGGTAATGATAGGTCAAAACCCGTATCATACCCCTGGTACTGCACATGGTCTAGTATTTAGTAGTCTGCAGAAGAAGACTCCACCTAGTTTAAAGAATATTTTTGTTGAGATAGAGAATGAATTAGGCAAACACACGTTTAATCATAACGACTTAACTCAATGGGCTAATCAAGGTATACTATTGCTCAATGCTTCGCTTACAGTTGAAAGGGGAGACCCGTTATCTCATACAGATATAGGGTGGGATAACTTCTTAAAAGCTGCTATAACTAAGCTGAACAAGCATAATAACCAAATAGTATATTTGCTGTGGGGTAAATTTGCACAATCTTTCAAACCACTAATAGATACTGACAAACATATTGTATTAGAAGCAGCTCACCCTAGCCCATTCTCTGCAGACAGGGGATTCTTTGGCTGTGGACATTTTAAGGAAGTAAAAGATAAGTACCCAGATATAGATTTTAATGTATACTAAAATGAAAAATTTACTAAGAGTCTTTATTATAATAGCGCTTACGGCAGCTATAATAACCAGTTTTATACAAAAAGACTATTTCCTATCGACTAGTATTTTATGGATAGTATTAATGCTAGAAGCAATTTTAGATATTTTAGATAGGCACAAAATTAATAAAAAATAATGCGATGGCTAAAAATATTCAAAGGAGAAATTTTATAATCCTTATCTTAAGCGAAATGCTAAGTTATATGGGTCTAGAAGCATATCCTCATAATAGTGATAATGTTACACTTATATATTATCACGGTAGTAAAGTAAAGGTAGTTAAAGTAGTAAAATTTGAAAAATTATTAAGATTTTGTGGGTTAGATTATCTAGTAGATAAATACTCTTTCCTGCACGAAACAGCTTTCTTTCAAAAGTTAACTGAATGTAAGTACTTTAACCCCACTATATTTAGACCTGGTAATAGTAGGGATACATATAAACAGGCTAAGGAGCAAAAGCTAAATACTTTATTTACAAGCTTTGTCAATCATGTATCAAATAATAGATTAAGTTTATATAAAAACCCTTATATATTTACTATCCATGAAAGAATGCACCTTAAAGCTATAGACTATTTCTTTGTGTTTAATACAGAAGAAACATTAGCCTTGCAAGCTAAAGCAATAAGGGATTCTTTACTAAGCCCTGAAACAGTAAGGGAATACATATTGGAAGATAAAGGTAAGAATTACTTTATACCTGATGGGGCTGTAGAAGATTGTATAAATGAATTGATTGATAGTGTAGTACAAGTAAAAGGTAATTTAGAAAACTACCTAAGGGAAGTAACAGCGAATACTGTAAAGAAAGATATCCTGAATATCTATAATTATTACGTTATGAGAGATTACTATGAAAACTAAAAAAGATAAATTCTTTAAAAAACCTAGGAGAGTAGTTATAAAATGCTTGAATCCTAACTGTGACGCTCAAAAACCTTTTATTATGAATGTTAATAACATTCATGAGAGTGAGATCAGTGAAATATTAAACTGCCCTAGATGTGGTAGTAATAATATAGAGATAGTAGAAGTAACTACCCCTAGAAAACAAACACTCGTTATATGAAAAAAATAGATGAAATTGTAGAATATAATTACGCACCAGGTTATTCCTTAGTCCATTTTATTGGGGACGGAAGGTTTAACTCCCTAGTACGAAACAGTGACCTTGTTTGTACACATCTAAAAGAAAGGCAAGAGCCTAAACAAAAAAAGGTGGAAATCAATTTGTATGAAATCCACCTACATCTTTAAAAAGATCATTTAAAACAGTAATGGGGGGCTTGTTGCTGAGTCCCCTATTATTTTTTACCTAAACCATGCTAACATACTACCCATATCTGTAAGTCTATAATACTGTTTCCAGAATGGTAACATATTATTAAGGTGTTTGGCATATCGAGGATTACCTTTTAATGGTCCCTTTTCTATCTCATCAAATATACTCTGTCCAGGATCTGCAAATTCTGAGAAGAAATTTATAAGGTTCTCAATTATAGCCAAAGAAGCTGCAGGAGACCTAAGTATCCTTTGAAACTCTCCAGGACTATAGAAAAATAAAAGCTCTGACCTTAACCTAAGGGCATGGAATGCTATTGTTTGATACATGTACTCTTCCCTATCATCATCTGCTTCTTTAAGACCTTTTAGAGCTGCCCAGCCAATTATTATAAATGCAGCTAAGAATATATGATCACCTAGAGTCCTGCGTATATTAGCTCTTTCTACTGCTGTAACTCCTTTCCAATGAGCTCTAGCCATATCAGCTTTAAACCTCATAAGATCCCATATTATCTTAGGCATTATCCTAAGGAATGAGATATAAGCACCTTCAACAGAGGATTCTAGCAGTTCATTGTACTTAAACTTATAGTTACCATTTTCATCCTTTAGCCTCGAATGTTCCCACCTACGTTTAAATCCTGGTACAACAAACTTCCTAAACATCATACCTGCTTGACCTAAAGCATGTCTCTGAATAGCGTTAGAGCCTTCTTTAGAGTATTCACCGTGCATTCTAGATAAAACTCTTTTGATCTTATTACCAAATTGTAGAGCTTCATCTCTAGTCCAATCAGACTCTTTCTCAACTCTATCATTTAATTTAATCTTGCCTGTTTCCTTATCTACTTCAATTGCGTGATAAAGTGTCATATCTCTTCCGTTGGACCTTTTCATGATATTCCCATCTTTATCATATATTTTCTGTGATAGAGCCATTGATACTGCAAATCTTACTTGCATCATATATTCGCCCATATGAGACTGGAAGAATGCTAGATTACTAGTCATTAACTGTCTAAACTTATTGTGCTTCCTCATTCTGGGATCATTACCATAGTCGTGTAGTATATCCCACCACTCTTCTAACCTACTCAATTTGTTAGTAGGAGCCCTACTGCCTATATCATTGAATATACCTGGTAGATTCGTCTTAAATATTATACCAGCTCTTTCATAGTCTTTCATATTAGTATATTCACCAGCAAAGGCTTCTACACGTTGCATAACTTGGCCTAATCCCCAGTTAGCTATACCTTGTACTAAGTTTAGACCTAGTAGATTATAAGCTGAGTACTTATTAATATTTTGTATAACTTTAGTAGTATCTACAGACTGGCCAAATACAGAGAACTCGCCCATTTGCTCCATAGACTTACCATACATAGCGTGTTTCATCCAATCCTCAAACTGTTCAGCTATATAACTTCCTTTCTCTTTAGTAACTTCTTTACCCCTAAGGGACCTTAGAGCATTTTTAATAGGGTTGCCTTTAGCTACTAATCTCAACTTCCTATTATTAAGGTGGAATTGAGTAAGTTCCATGAACGGCAATATTTCACTCTTGTACTTATAGTCTATCCCCATTGTAAACCTCATATTATACAAAGAAGCTAGATCATATGACTGTTCACTTTCATTTATATTAGATGAGTAGAATATAGGTAAGAACATTCGTTCATTGCCGTTTTCATCTTGAAGCTTTAATATCTCACTCCTCTGTTTCTCAGTTTTCCCTGTTCCTACAGTTTCACCTTTCTGTATATCTTCAGGCCGCCTAGTAAATGCTTTCCTACCAGTACCCTTTAAAGCTTTACCTATATTATATCCTGATCTTAATCTTTCTACGAAAGTTTTCGATACTCCAGGCAGCCTAGTACCTAGTCTGTACTTATATGGGAGCCTCATATCTATTTCAGCATTCTTGTTTACTATATATTCATAGTATTTAACTCGTGGATCATCTGGATTCTTACTTTTTATATTCGTTAGTTTCTCCCACTCAGGATTCTTCCACATGTCTATAGGTGTTCTATACTCCCATTCATTCTCACGTATCCACTTAAGTATTTCTGAAATAGCTGTTTCATTATCTTCAAGGATATCAGTAATATCCCTCTTAAAGTCTCCTGGGGAGTAGTCATTATCAATAAGCTCTGTCTTTGTCTCTTCTGATAATATACCTTGTTCTACTAATGTGTCATAAAATAAGGCTTTATCTTTCCTATATTTATTAGTATCAAAATTAGTATTATTATTTTTCCACCTATTAATCTCTTTACCCCTAGCCCTAGCAGCTTTTTTAGGATTTACACCGCTATAATCTCTTCCAAAAGCTATCTCTTTAATTAGGTCTAACTGGCTATGAAATTCGCTGTGAAACTCTGACACATAGTGTTGTGTGTACTTAGAGTTATGACTCTTATATTCATATAGATTAGGTTCTAGTAAGAATTCTTTACCACCGCTAGTATATCTTACCCAGTTACCATAGTCCTCACTTTTAGTAACTACAGCCTCTTTAAAGTTATTAGCACCTTTTTCACTTATATATATAGTTCTGCCTACCCTAAATGCTACATCTCCAGATATTATAAACGACTGTGTTTTCTCTAGCATAAAATCATACAGACTCTCAGGACTAGATATAGTAGTATAGCCTTGTTTCTTTTCTAGCTCCCTTGTAAGTTCAACTACTTCATCCCTAACATCTATAGATTCATCTCTAGACTTATTATGCTGAATCATAAAGGCTTTAACAGCTGATGCTACAACCTCATCATTACTATCTAATACACTATCAGCCCATCTAGCTAAGAAGGGTATATCATACTTAGCCTTCTCTATTTCATTACGTAGGCTATTCCTTATATTCTGTTTTATCAAGTCCTCATTTTGCTTCACTTCTTCATCAAGAAACTGTGCTAAAGGCTTAGCTTTTTTATCTTCTTTAGACCACTGACGCCATTCTTTTTCTTTCTCTAATTTAAACTCCTCATATGCCCTAGTATCAAATTCACTAAGAGCATTTACTAATATCTCAGATGAATCCCTAGTATACAGACTTTTTATAGAGTTCTTCATTTCTATAGTACTAGTAAGGAAATCACGTATTCCAGAAAATTGCTCTTGTATTTCACTTTGTTTAGTAAACTTTAGATATTCTTCTTTCATTTCTTCTAAAGTATCAAAAGCAACTAGATAGTCATACCATTGGCGGAATAATTCTGCTAACTCTTTATTAGTAACTTCACCTTTATCTATCCTATCTTTTAAACTCCAATATCTATCATATATATGCTTAGTATGTTTACCAGCTACAGAAGCAAATCTAGCTAGTGCTACTATAGGGCTATCCTCTTTCATCTTTTCATATTCTTCAGACAGCTTAGCCACTTGTTCTCTCTTACCCCTATTTTTGTATAGTGATATCTTAGTCTCTAATCTTTCTAAGACTTTATCCTTCAGTTTATCAGCCCTAGTTATATTACTATCAATAGCTCCTTGAGCTGATACTATGCCCCTTATCATAGCTATATTCTTCTTCTCTTCAGCTGTAAGCTCCCTATCAACTCTTTGTTCATAAGAGTCTACCAGGGTTTCCTCAGCAGCTTCTGTAGGCTTCTGACTTACAACTTTTTTAGCTAATTTCCTAACGGCAGACTTTTCAATATGTAATAGTTGCTTAATCCTATCAAATATACGCATCAGTACTCTTTCCCACCTACTAGCTTTTTGTAGTCTCTGCTCATTATCTTTGATATTATTGAATATATCAGCAGTATCTCTACCTATTGCTGTAGCTAGTACTTCTTTCTTTAGGGTAATATCATCAACACCTACCAGATCAGAATAAGTATTATATACTTCTTGTTCTATACTAGATCCTTCAAGTTCTTTTAAAGCCTTCTTAACTAGTGGGTTCTCTAACCCACCCATCAAGTCTATAAGCAAGTGGCCAAACTCATGGCCTATAGTATCTGTAGTCCATTTATTAGGGTTAACCCGTATTACTCTACCATTTTGTTCAAGTAAGCCTTTTTGCTCAATAGAATAATCTTCTGCTACATCTTGTACATAAGGGAAGGTATTAAGCATTATATCTTTCTTACGCTCAAAGTCAGCCCTATTTTCTTTATCAAGAATATCAGTACCAAGATCGTTAGTGTTGACCGTCATTCTATAACTACCTTCCTGAGTAGTCTCAGCTTCACTATTGTTTACTAAAGATTCCCATATATTTCTTGTAACAATATTAAGCCTTTGTTTTTTATCAGATATGAGATTACCGTTATTCTTAAGAGCTATAGAATTAAGCTTTCTATATACCTTTTTAGCTAATCCCTCTCCTCGACGTCTATCAAACTTTATCCAACGTACTCTGAGATTATTGCCTTCTCTTTCTAATAACACATCTCCTATCTTACCTTCACCGTCACTTACCTTGTACTGAATACTTTCACCGCTAGATATTCTAAGAATATGTTCTAAGGACTCTTTATTTTCTTCTGAAGGCTCCATTACAACATCTTTAAGATCATATCTCTGCTCATATTGATCTAAAGATATAAGATCTTCATTAGCCTGCCTGCGCATCTCATCTATCTCTTGCTGATTACGCTTAAGTGCAAAATTGTCTATCTCTACAGTATATACATCTCTACCAGCCTGCCTACTAGCATCCTGTTTCTTTAATAGCTTCAATAAACCAGGATTATTACTATTAATAGCATTGACTAACTTAAGAGCCTTAGCATAATTATTACTACCTTCAGAATCTGCTTTAACCCATATTTTATCTTGATACCGCTTACCTGCTATACCATCTTGAGCTATTAGATGGTCTTCTACAGATTTACGAGTAAAGAATCTCTTATCTTGTGGTTGTATTCTTACTCTACCCGCCCTTTGTTCATAGGAAGGCTCATTTTTAACAAATTCTCTAAAGCCCTGTATATCTTGTTCAGAGCCTAGTATATGAATTTGATCAGGATTAAATACAGCTGGATAACCTTCTGCTATTATAGAATCAAAATTTCCATATTTTTCTAGCTCCCCTATTTGCTTATTCTTAATAAACTGGCCACCTCCTGTATTAGGATCATATATATCTAAAAGACCCAGATAGTTTTGCTTAGCCTTTTCATTACTTATATTGTCTATATATCCCCTACGCTCTATATCCATACCCTTCTCTATATCGGATACAGTTCCTTCGCCGTATTTAGAGTCTATAAAGTTTTTTACAGCTCTAAGATCTTTGTAACTAAAAGGGTTCTTTATATCTAATAAAGCATATACTATAGACTTACCTACATAAGGTTCTTTTCCAACTTTATCAAAAAAGAAAGCATCACTAGTTCTACCATGGCCTTTTTCAAATCCTACCTCCTTCATATTAGGGTGAGATGAAGAGTGCTGGTATATTTCCCTAGTTGTACTACTAGAAAATATAGTATTTAAGTATTGAGAGTAAGCTTCTAAAGCTTGTTGTTTTTGTTGTGGGGTTACTTCAAAATTACTAATAGATTCAGATTTAATATCTTCAAGCATTTGCTTATAAGATTCAGCGTGTCTGTCTATTGTACTATCAGGTACATTAGCTCTATTTTCACCTCTTGCTATTTGTGCTTTTATTCTTTGTTTAGCCAGTTCTGGATTTAAATCCATCAACTTGTATTGAACATTAGCAGTAGGTATTTCTTTTTTGATAGCTTCAATAAAAGGTAGTCTTTTATCTTTCGTTAAATTAGTAGTATCAAATACAACTTGTTTACCTTGTTTAATTGCTGCTACAGCTCTTTTAGCAGCCTCTTCATATATTTCTTTATCTTTAGATTTGTCATTTATATCACCTGTAAACTCAACTCTCATTGCGTCAGGTTCTATAACTACTAAATTTTCTTGCGGTAAAGATTTTATAAAAGTGGACTTTCCACTACCACTTGTACCGATGGGTAATATAACATCTGGTTCACTTTTAAACCCTAAAGCTTCATATACTTTATTAGCTAAATCAGGGTTTTGCTGAAATACAGCATCCACTCCTTCTTTAACTCTAGGAGCTCTTTGTTCACTACTAGGTAAATCCTCTACTGTTATAGTCCTATCTAATCTCCTGTTTATAATATACTCAGAGAATGTAAGTATTTCTTCAGTAGCACTATTTACCAACTTTTTACCTGATATAGCCCTGAACAAATCAGTAAACAAGGCTACTATCTTATCCCACAATGAGGGAGATGTTGTTTGAAGTTCCCTTACAAAATTAGGATTGGCTATAATCTCTGATACAAATTCTAAAGGATTTTTAAGTCCATAAGACTTACTATTAGGCAACCTCCTTAAAGCCTCTTGCCAGTATCTCCTTATTTTATCATGGAACTCTCTCTCTGTTTTAGTGGTAGGCTCCAACAAAGACCTTACAGTTAGACTATGCATACCTTCGTGTATCATAGAGACACCAAAATAACTAAACATAGAGGAGTCTAACCTCTCCATAGAAATATGAATAGTATTTTTATTTGGATCGTAATACATATAAGCATTAGAATGCCCTTCACTATCAAATTGAGTAGTAATAACAGCATCAGTCTTTTCTATTAGATCCAACCAAACTCTATACTTATTACTATGAAAGAATGTATCGTAATTATCCCTAAGTTTTTTGACAACTTTTGGTACATGAGTATCTTCAATCTTTCCATCAAATATTGTATCTCTTATTTGTATAGAATTTAACTGTGATATTCTATCCTCAGTCTCAGCAACAAGCTTATCTACCTGATTTCTATAGTACCTGATTCTAGATTCCAGTAGTGAAATGGCATTACTGTATTCCTTTTTTGCTATCTTAGCTATAGGATCTACAGGAGTTAATCCAGTCATTCTAGTGAAATAATCTTGACTTATTTTTCCATCTTGAAGGTCTTCTATAAGATCATCTACATCATAGGTAGCTAGTTTTCTATTCCCTTCAAAATACATACCTAAGGAGCTGTAATCATAAGACCTTAATATTTCAGCAATTTCTGGTAATGCTGCAAAAGCTTCAGAAGGTACCATCATACCAGCCCCATAGTCACTCTTTATACGCCTTATAGCCTCTTCGTATATTTCTATGTTCTGGTTATACTCTTCTATCATAGATGATAAGCTCATAGCAGCTTCAGTGGTTATTTCACTTTCTTGCAACCTATTAGTTCTGCCATAGTCATCAACAAAATATATATTATCAGAATCAAATGTAACATACTCTTCATAAGTACCATCAGATGTAAATGCTTGCTCCTCAATATATATAATACCATCATTACCCCATGCTTTCCATGTCTTAACATCTTCAGTACCTATATTAGCTACAGTATCGTACTCTACCTCTTCAGATGAAAACTTCCTAGGATTACGCATATTGAGGAATAGCGGCCTAGTCTGTATATTCTCTTCACTAACCCCAGTTCTTTCAGCACTAGACTTACCATACCGCCTAGCAAAATTAATATTAGGTGTAGCATAGAATGCTGCTTTATCGCTAGTACCAGAGAATTGTTCAGTACTACCATGCCATAGTACTTCGGGTTCCCCGTTAACATCTACAGCTTTAGAAGAATTCTTAGGATCGTTAACCCAATCACCAAACCATTCTTTAAACTCTGAAGTCCTTGTATGCAAATAAGTCCTTAAAGCTGTATTGAAATCATATGTAGACTCTAACTCGCTGAATAAATTAGATATATTATCGTTAGGAGCTTTATACTGATTTTTATCATAAGCATCGGTTACCTCACCACTACTTATCATACTCTTAAGTAAAGTAGCTTCCTCTTCATTAAGATTAGGGAATGCTTTCTGTATAGTACTTACAGTATGGTCTGCTTTACCCTTAGGTAATTTCTTAGTTGTTAGACTCTCGCCTTTAGCGCCCATACTCTTAGCTGTCTTATCTACATCTTCTTCAGGAGTGATAGTGTCTTGTAAGGATTCTTTACTATAGAATACAGCTAAATTATCAGCTTTACTTACCTCTGTAAAGTCTTCATATATTTTCTTACCACTTTTACTAATACTGCGTATGCCATTAGCATCGAACAGTGTATTCCTCGGCTTGTCTTTAGAACTAGCTAAATTAGCTTTATTTTCTTCAAAGAGTGTATCTTTGAGACCATACTCTTTAACCTTATGCCCCCTAGAACTATAACCACGTCTATCAGTTAGCCTATATACTGGATCTTTAACAGCATTATAACCTATATATTCATATAGATACACTTCATCACCCCAAAGACGCTTTATAAATGGTTTATAAACAGGAGTACCATGAGAATTACTACCTACCCATAGTTCATTCTTCTCGCTATCTACAGTAATAAGGGCTGATTCTCTGTTACCCCACCCTACAGTATTATATAGAGCAGCATCTTGTACTTCAGGTACAATATTATCATTAAACCAACTATGCTTGAAGAATTCATCTAGTACTTCAGCAGCTATACTACTAAAGTTCTCTTCATGATTAAGGTCTTGTATTTGCCAAGATATATAATCACTGAACCCAACATCCCTTAAGTACTGAAATGGTATATATTCAAAGAAAGAATTAAGGGTACCATTGAACCCTGACGTAAAGAAAGCATAAGCTACAAGATCTTTACCTAATCTCCTTACAGCATCATTGGGATATGATAATAGTTCTTTCCAGCCTTTAGTAACTTCATCCTTATCCCACTTCTCAGCTATATCAATAGTATTTGTAGCTAATTTATCGTAATCAGATTCATTCTCTGCTAGCCTAGGACTTAACATATCTAACAGTTTATTCTTCTTAAGATCTTGGTACTTATTAGGGCTGAATTTGACATTGTATACTCGCCTAGCTACACTATTATTACCTTTGAGTAATTTATTAACACTAGCTGAATCATACCCCATATATTCAGGATCTGAAAAGAATCTAGATACTATAGCAGAATATATTTCATTAGCTGAATAGTTTACTACATCCTTCATTAAACGATTATCTGAAGTATACATAGTACCAGTAAATTTAAGTACCTGGTTATGTATGTAGTCAAACCCATCCGTAGAAGTAATAGTTCTATTCTTTAATATAGTATGTAAAGCTGGTAATACGTTGTTCATGTATTCCCCTAGGAAAGTATCTGTAAAGCTCTTTTTAAAGTTCTTTATGACATTATCCCTAAGTACTTTATTGTACTTATTTTCATATATCCTAGCTTCAACTAAGTTCTTACCATACTGTGCAGTATCTATCCTAGAGGCCATTACAGCTTCTGTTAGAGCTGCCCCATACCCTTTTAATTCTTGGTACTTACCTAGTATCTCTAATTGTCTAGCATAATATTCAAAGTCATTAGCATGTTTACCAGAAGCATCCTTCCTGAGCCTAGTAAAGTTGAAAGGCTTACCAGTACTTTCAGTTTCAAACTTCTCTACCCCTTGTTTCTTAAGCTTCTCAAACTCTTCTTTCATCCTCTTCTTATAGATACCTCTAACTACACTAACAGCAGCAGTATTTATAGCAGCTATGCCAGAACCTGATTTATCTGTGAGTGAGTCATAGTAAGCTAAATCTTTCAAAATAGGCTGTGCTAAGAAGTAGAATGTCCTATCCCCTAAACCGGACCTTAATAGCAAGTTAGCTACATTCTGTGTAGTATTGTTAACATTAACATCAAATATATAGGGGTCTTTGCCTATATCAACAAGAGCACTAATAGCAGCTGACATCCAGTCTGATACATACTCCCCATCTACACCTTTATGTACTGCTAAATTAGTTGTACCAGTTGTAGTCTTTTCAATTTTTGTTATTTTTTCATATTGAAACTGCACATATCCCTTACCTTCTAGCCTACTATATTCTTCTTCAGACCATCCTTCTACTTTAGACCATTCCTCAGGAGTTATTTTATCTAAGCTGTATTCATCTGTTGTAGCTCTAACTAATACAGATCTACCCTCTGTATCAGTGAATTTTACAACATCACCTTTTTTTACATGTTTTCTAGCCTCAGGACTCCTACTAGTAGCTGTTCTATCCCCGCTTATTATTAAATCCATTGTAGACTTACCTCGGAACTCTGGCCTCATTTTTCTTCCTCCTTGACCGTCTTTAAAGTTCATGGGCATAGTTACACTTGGTTTAATATCTGTACCAGCTACATTAGTTGTATTAGTAGGAGTAAACTTCTGTCCTACTTTATATCCTTCTTGAAGAGCTTTTTCTATTAAATCAGCAGTCTGTTTTTGAATGCCTGGTTTCACAGACTCTCTATTACCAGCGACATTTAAAACTTTAATATTATTATCTGCAATCCATTTAGCTAATTCTCTAGAAGATGGATTTACTATATAGGGTTTATTAAGCTTTTTTGCTAAATTTACAGTAAGCTTAGTACCAGGTGAAGTAGTATTCCCTACTAACAGAGTACCATCACTATTTTCAATATTTTTCCTAGTACGCTTAGGATATATTTTAGGATCATACTCTCCTTCTACCAGCCCGTATTTACTAGAAAGACTTTCATCCTTGCCTTTTTCAGTTATAAATCCTTGAGGAGCAGTACCGCCAGTTTCTATACCTAGGTTAAGAGCAGCAACTAATCCACCCTGATCAGCCCCTGTTTGACCCCCTGATATTATTTTAGATAGACTTACTTTTACAGTTCTCTCGCCACTTATATAGTCTTTAACAAACCTATAAAAATCAAATTTATATGAAGCCTCTTCACCTTCTAAAGTGCCCCTAAGTACACTTTCGCCAGGTATCTCTACATCAAATAGTGTAGTCTGTTCAGTATCAATAGTCTCTATAGCATCACTGTCATACAGCATACTCATCGCTGTTTCTTGTAGACCTTCTTCTATCTTGATGCCTCCGCCAACTTCTTTTGTAGAAGCTTCTATTATTTTATTAACTGTCTCTTCATTATTACTTATCCAATGTGCTTCTTCAAATGTAACATCAGGTAAAGGCATTTTCATAGATACCCACTTATCTAATACCTTACTATTGTAAGAATCTATTATACTTTTATAGGAAGCTATGTCTTTATACGGTATAGGAGTAGTTTGCAGAGCATTAGGTAACTTAGCAGCTTCAATAAGCTTATTAGCAGGTATACCATTTACTTTAGTTTTCTTCAACTTCTCTATATACCTAGACTTCTCTGTAGCTGGTACTTCTTTTATATAATCTTGATATTGTTCAGGTAGTACCCCATTTAAGTTAAATTCGCCCATTAGCTCATAAGCAGTACTAAAAGCTTCTTTTAGCATATCATCTGGTGTCTTCTCTAACTCTGCAGCCTCTTTAGTTTGTGGTATACCTAAATCAGTATCTATATATAAATCAGCTATTTGCCCTACAATATGATGTACATTATTAAGAGCAAATGAACCTATTAAGTTCTTACCTTCAATATATCTACGCTTAGAGTCAGCTTGGAATCTAGGCGTTAAACTATAGTTATCTGGCAACTCTGTCTCAGTCTTTACTTCGCTAGCTATTTTCTTAAGTCTATCTGTGTAAGTATCTAAAGGTGTATAGGTTTGTACTGCGTGCTTAGAATCTAATAATATACTCCTATAGCTAGCTATTAGTATATTTTCAATAGCAGCTGGTGTATTCTGTTCTAATATACTTCTTTGAGCAAATTCTTCCCTATGCTCTTTCACCCACTTCTCTACTAACTCGTCAGACTTTTTCTTTATACTATCTTTAACATCTTTTATACCTTGGTTAAGGTCTTGTATCATACTATGGACAGTATCTATAGCCTCTTTTCTATCAGCTATATCCTCTTCTACAGCTTCTAAATATACACCTTGGTACCTATCAAGAGCATCCCTAAACTCAGATTGAAGATAATCTAATTCTTCTTTACTCAGCTCCCTACTCTGTAATATTCTCTTAATCTCTCTAGTGTACAACTTTCTTACATCCTCTATTTCTTTAGCTACCCCTTCTTCCCTAGCATATTTATATATACGCTGTTCAAAATTATTTACCTTGCCAGGCTTATCCTGTGAATCAGTCAAATAGGGAACAAGTATAGGATTACCATCCTTATCTAGTTCATAATTTTCCCTAAATACAAATAATTTGTCAATATCGAAATCAGAACCTGTAAGAGTAGTAAACTCTGCAGGCAGTATAACTGCATCTTTATAATTCTCTGGTAAGAAACCTACTATATTTAAGCTAGATACAGAGTTAGGACCTTGAGTAGGAACCCTATAACCTAAGGCTTGTGGGTTATTTTTAAGGAACTTTTTCTTCTGTTCAAAAGTGAGATTCTTATAGTTGGGTATTGCATCTTTATACAAATCAACACTGACAACAGCGTCCATAGATATAATATTGCCCCCTTTACCTATCCTGTAGTACTTAAGATCTTCCTTAGCTTCTTGCAACCATGTAATCTTATCCTTGTACTTATCTAACCCTTCAGTAGACTTAAGACGTCTACCAAAGTTAGATACTTGTATAAAGGGCTTACCAGGTATCAAAAGATCTATAATATTCTTATTAATAAGTGATACAACCCTATTCTCTATCCACTTTCTGTTTGGCAGAGAATCAAATTCTGGATAATTACCGTTAGCATCTGGAGTAAGGGCATCTACTATGTTGTTAGGACTGTTAGACCTTACAGCATCCTCTCTGAGGACTTCTAAGAGCTTCAATTCATTTTCGACTACTCCAGTACTAGGATTGATCCCCATGCCAGTGAGGAGCTTCCTAGCCCCTATTGTGGACAATCTACCAAGGGACTTGTTAATAGTATTAAGTATTTCTTTACCAGTAACATCTTTACCTTGTAGACTATAAATACCAGCTTTATTAACATTATACATAGGAACTTTCTTAACCTGTGTACCTAAAGCTATTTCAGTTTCTTCGTGGGGATCAGTCATAATCTGTCTCCTAAGAAACTCAAACTTCTGACTATATACAGCTGCTTTATCTAACGAGTTTATATCTTCATGCTCAGCATCTGCATAAAATTCAAACCTATCCCTATTACCTACTTTGGTAGCGGTATCAAATTTAACTTGATGTATTTTTTGTAAGTCGCCGTTAAGATTGAAAGTACCCCCAGGAGCGTAATCCCCTTTTAGCTCCATTCGATCTAACAACTCTTCAAGCTCAGTATCTTTGACTATATCCCTGGTAAGTACGGCCATAGACATTTTATCGTATGTAGGTACAGCCATACCCCTTTCATAGCTAGGGCCAAAGTATACTAACTTTAACGGTGGAAGTGGGTTAGTATCAAATTCGCCTCTCTCACCCTGTAAATCTGCTAAAGCTTGATCATCTTCTATATGCCATTCGCCTAAACGTTCTTTTATAGACTTATACATTTCAGGTGAAATAAATACCTGTGCATCTGTTTGGTCTACTTTTTTGTAGTTATTAAGCTTATTAGTAGAAAGTCTATCAGCTTCTACTGAAGAATACCCTTGTTCCAGCAGTAGATTCATGTAGTTATTCTTCAACTGCGGATAGTATACGCTGCTAACAATATTAGTATCTAGCGTAATACTGTTGTATTCAGTTTCATTAGCTAACCTATGACCGCTTGGGAAATCAGTACGTAGATTCTCACCTGTAGACCCTAGTACAGAGGAACGCTTAACTTTATTTACATCAGTACTAAAAAATGCTGGATCGCCTAATAGAACTTTATCTGTCTCTATTGTAGATACTAGGTTGTTAACAGCATAAGTAGCTATAATATCTTTAATAGCATGGTTAGTATTTCCCCCATATCTTTCCTTAGCTATATTATCTACAAGAGTACTATCTAAGTACTTGTTGCCTTGTATAGTTACTTTCTTACCTTCTACTTTAGTATCTATAATACCATATTCAGAAGCTAATTTAATAGTATCTAGTATATTAGATACTACTATATTCATAGCGTCCTGCTTTATATCTTTAGCTCGTTTCTTATTCAGGCTAGTAAACTCGTGAAACTTAGTACCATCACCTAAATAGTTACCTTGATTATCTTTAAATACTTTATATAAAGCTCTACCAATCTGTTTATAAACAAAACCAGATCTAGGCTTAATATTGTCTAACTTATAATGATAGTCTTCTACCAGATGAGTAGTTTCCCCGGTCTTTAAAGCTTCTTCAATCTGTTCTTTTGTCTGCTCTATCCTATTCTGTTCATCTAATATATAACCTTCTATTATCCTGATTATTTCAGAATCATAAGGTATTATAGTTTCCCCTTTATTATTCAGGGTAAAACTAAAATCAACAGGTTCTATACCACTGAAGTAATAGAAACTAGACCTATCAGCTAAAGTAGGCAATGGCAGCTTACCATGCTTAGTAGAATGCAACCTAGCTATTAAGTCTTCCATAGGGTTCATTCCCTCGTAGGATCTGCCCTGATCTAGGTATTCTCTAACAAAGGCAGAAAAAGTATCTAGTTTAAACTTAGCCCTAGCATTTGCATCTTCGCTAATACGTTTTAATATGTAAGAATTCTTATTGAATACAGCAGACCTATGGAGCTGTAAAGCCTCAGGATCTTTCTTTAACTTCCTTATAAAGTCTGTAGTAAAGCTGTTAAGCATATACTTAAAGTGGGCATTCCCTTGAGGACCCAATATAGTAGAAGACAGATTCTCAGGACTATACTCAGCAAAATACTGGCCTAAGTCCCTGGCTATACTTTCATTCAAGAACAATTCACTAGTATCATATCTATCCCCATTAGCTTTAGTAGGGAAATTGTCTAAAGAAGCTTGGTACAAAGTACCAGATCTTTCAAATAAGCCCTTTAGCCTATTAAGCAGATTCATAGCAGCACCGTATCTACCAGATGTATCATCTTGATCTAATACATATAGTAAAAGATCTTCATCAGTAGGTATATTTATACTATTGAGTAGACTACTGAGGGACCTTAGTAGCTTACCTAATTGATTTTCATCTTTGTTCTTAGCAATAGCCACAGAATCTCTTACTAACTTGTTGTAAGTATCGTTATACTTACGCATCTTAGACTTATCTATCTTATTATCTTTAGTAACTAAATCGCTTTTAGCTAGTCTCTGTCCCCATTCTAACACATATCGCCTAGAAGCAGATTGTATCTCAGCGTCACCAAACCTAAATCTAAACTTATTTTTCCTATCATCAAAATAGGCATTAATAAACTTATTCTTATGCAGCCTGGTGCTTACTAGGAATTGAGTACGTACTAATTCATTATGATCATTTAATCTATTATATAAGACTTCATAAGGAAAGTAATTCTCACTCTTAGACTTTAACCTCTCCAACATCTCTTCTACACTGTCTACATCATGTAAATCATTTAGTACTTTATTCCATGTAGAAGTAAAGTCTACAAACTTAAACATATCTGTATAAGCATCTTTCTGCTTACTCTCAGGAAGAGTAAGTACCATCATCTTTATATCAGACCTTATATTCTCCCTACCATCAAATTGGAATGGCGCTTTATTGTACTTTTCAAATTCTGATTGACCTCTACCACTAGTATACTCATTATCTAAATAGTCTTCTTTCTTCCTAGTAATATTTAGAGATGACAGATAGTCCTCAGCTAAAGATTGGAAATACTCAAAGTTGTCCAATATATCTTGATATAAGTCTATTAACCTATCAGCTTCAGCTATCTCTCCTTGAGCAAACTCTTTTTCTTCTTGGTTAGAAGCCTTTTCAACTTGTTCAGAGAAATATTCTTTATTATCTCTTATTACATCTCTTTTTCTGGCTACATCCTGCTTTACCGTATCAAAGTCTATTTTCTCAACATCTTCTACTCTATGCACTTCATTGAGAGTTAGAGCTTTAAATACTAAGTTTTTGGTAATAGTCCTTTGCAGATCAGAGCTATACCCTTGCGAATTAAGATACGCTGTAGCACCTTTGAATATAGGAGCTGCTTTAGATTTTTTAGGTCTTGCGTATTTAAATCTACCTTGTTCTACAGCCCTAAATACATTCTCTACATCTAAACTGGATAATTGAACATCTCCAGTAAATAGGGTATATATTATATTCCAAAGCTCCTGAAAGAATCTTTTTATTGCGCTGGGTTCTTTAAACTTATCCTTGTTATCAGTAAGTACAAATTCCCTAAACCTTTCAGCTAATCTCTCTTCAACCTCTAAATTAGAGGCTCTAGCCATATCATACTTTCTCCTGGCTTTATCGTACATCTCTCCCCTTTGCTCGGGAGTAAGCAATGATAAGGATACTCTGTGAAATGCCTCATGGAAAGCAGTACCATACTCAGCAGCTCTAGACAGTATAATCATATCAGATCTAGTCTGGCCAAATGCTTCTTCGCCAGAAGATATCACTTTAATTAAGCTGTCTACAACATGTACATTCTCTTTAGGCAATTTATTCCTAAGCCATTTTAGCTCTCTCTCTATATCTATTTTTTTATATGTAGAAGGAGCTTGACTCCTAAGCCTAAAAGGACTTATTTCATTAGGATCGTCACCAGCATTTCTAGGCTTGTTTTGTCTTTCATTGTACTCATCTGAAACATCTTTAGTATAGATATAGCCCATGTTAGTACCACCGAATACAGACTTGAACTGCTCCATTACAGCTTTAGCTACATCCTCATTAGTAACAGATTCCCTTTCAACTGCTTGAAGTTCTGATTTAGCGCTAGACTTAGTGAGTACCTGTATCTTCCTATTCTCATCCACCCTAAGCACAGGGTCGGTAAACATAGTCTTCTCTTTACCTTCCTCTATAATAGCATGCTTGGTAACTAACTCTGTATTAGCTGGTATATTCTTAAATTTCTCTACAGTGTCTACAGTTCTGTAGAATTTCTTAGACTTAGATTTAGGCTCTTGTTTAGACATTACAGTTTTAGATGCATCTTCAGACGTCTTTTCTTCAGATTTAGAATTAGTAGGAGTCACACTACCAGAAGTATCATTACCAGAGTTGGTAGGACTTATAGAGTTTATATCGTAGTGTATAGACGGTGCATGAAATATCGGCTTTTCAGCATCTGTCATTACTAATCTATTATCTATAAGATATTCAGAGTAAGTAGTATCATTAGCTCTTACTTCTATATCCCCTAACTTAAACGATCTATCAAATGTCTTACCTAGTTTATTAATGCTAGCTACATAATTCTTGTTGGCCTTAGCCCACTCTACAAACTTATTAATATCATCTGAAGATATTTCGCTTATATCTGATTTACCTGTAAGATCTATAATACCACTTTCTCCATAATGGAGCTTTCTTTCCTCTACATATAGTTGCTTACGCTTTAAATCAGTTTTAGTAGGATCTGTAACTTTGGTATATTTGATACCCTCCAATGCTAATATATTAATAGCTTCACCCGCTGTAAGATTTTCAACATTAGGTATATTAAGGGCTGTATTATAGCCACCTTTTAGATGCGCTGTAAGTATAGCCTCTAATAGTATTCTAGAATGTTGATCAGATAACTTTGAAGGATTAAGTTTAAAAGGAAATTCCTTGCCATTTTGAGTAGCTTCTGTAATAAGGAATACATTACCTGGATTACCTGTATATTCTGCAAAGCCCCCTTTACTAGAGTGCAACATACCAGAGTTATCAGCTATAGCTACTTCAGCTTCTTTAGCTGTAACAGGGAATACATCAGTTATTTTCTTATTACGTTTTTCTTTTGTCAAAGAGGCTGTTATAGGTCTACCCCGACCTTTCTGAAGGTTAGTAACAGAAGGCCTATTTCCTTTGAGTATCTCCCTAAGCACTCGAATCCTATTAGCCCTAGTCTTACTCATTATGTTCTCTTTATAGATTTCTGTTTGTTCTTTAGTAAGATCACTAGGTACTACAAAGGCATCATAACTAGATACATGGGAATGTACAATAGCAACAGTATTACCTTTAGCGTTCTTTACAGTACCCTTTATAGGTATTTGATCTGTAGGATTAAAGAAAGATTTAGGATTAGGCAGATTATCTTTTATAATACTGTTTATCTCTTCATCTGTAAATGTTTTCTTACTTTGTAAATACTCCTTAAGCTTTGTATTATCATTCCAAAATATCTTATAAGTAAAATCAATACTAAATTCTATAATATGATCTTTAAGGTTTGTAGTAGAAAAGTACCTATCTTCCTTATTGTAGAACTCATCAGGCTCTGTACCCCTTACTTGCTCATCCCCATAATAAGCTACCATTTGTGAAGGATCGTATACTTTAAGAGTATCTTCAGCTAAATGTCTACTAGCTTCATGCAGCTCTATAAAGGTTCTACCAGATTCTTCTGGTGTAACAGGCTCTAGTATCTCCTCGCTAGTTAGAACTTCTTCAGCTCTTTCCCTAGCTTTATCATCTATTAAACCCTGCTCAGTTTCGTTTCCGGTCTCAGATTCAGCTGCTCCTTCTGGTGCTTCCTCAACTCTCCCTTCAACGTCTGATAATTCTGCAGCGGACTTTGTAAGGTTAATTTCTTTCGGAGTTGCGGATCGAATAGCATTGCCAATTCGTTTAAGTTCATTTTGTAATTTCTCCTTTTTAATCTTAGTACCAAATCGTTTATTTTGTATCATGTTAGCCATTGCTTGGCTTAACTGGTCATTGTATATTTGAGCTACCTGTTTTCTAATACCAGCTTTCACCCAAGACGTATAGCCACCTTTATTATCTTTACCTTTGACATGTAATCTACCCTTACGATAATATACAGCATACTCTTCACCAGTTTCAGGTGATCTTACTATGACAAAGTCTTCATTAGCTTCTTTCATTGTTTGCATAGCTTGAAGCCTAGCAAACTCTATTGTAGCTATAGCTGCAGATAGCTCTTCAACAAGTACAGGATTCTTAAAGGTAACTGATCTATTATCACTATCACGCAGAGTAACACCACTAGGATTGCCCTTATTATCTTCCTCTATAGAATCTAGCCTATTATTAGTAGGTATAGTGTATTCATTGCCTTCTATAGTAATAGTCCTACCATCTCCCCTAGTTCTTACATCAAATATGTAATTACCTAGTATAGTAACACCTAAATCTTTTGGTTTAGATGTACTATCTCTTGTAGCTATATCATATTCATTACCCCCTACATCTATGAATTTAGTATCACCACTATCCTTATCATAAGTAAGATACCCTGTCTTACCATCATGTAAAGCTGGTAACATATCAGTACCACTAGCTTCAAATACTGTGGTTATAGGCTGGTTAGTTAAAGTATAATTAGCATACCTATCTATAACATCCTGCTCAGCTTGAGCTTTAGTCCTAGGAGCTACTTTCGTAGTTTCCCCTATAGCTGCTTCACCAGTATAATATTCTTGTTGTTGTTCAGTCTCCCCAAATATAGTAGTCTTATACTCTTGGGTTTTATTATCTACATACTCTTCTACTGTTTGACCATACAATTCTGACTCAGGTACTCCTTCTACGCCTCTTCCCTGCTTTTCTAAAACTGCTAACTCAGCATCATATTTAGCATTAATTTTATTAGGATGGTATTGATTCCAATAGTCGCTCAAAGATTCAACTTCACCATCTATTATTTTTTGAATTGCAGGTTGTAGTGATGCTCTTGCTCCATAATAGAACCCATACCCTCTATTAGTTAAGTCTACTGTAATTTCTTCAGCAGTCTTCCCTTTTTTAATTTGAGCAGCAATAATTTTATCAAGAAGCTCTAGTTCATTCTTAAGTCTGTCTCCCGTAAAGGTTTCTTCACTTTTATCTCTTGGTCTTTTAACTAATATACTCCCTTTAACAATTTCAGACTGCTTTAACTCTTCTTGCCTCCTTCTCTCAATTTCTTGTCTCTGTTCTTCAGTACCACGCCTTTCCTCTTCAGTATAGAGACCCTCAGCCATTGTAGCAGTACCTTTCTGCTCTTCCTCTACAGCTAATTCACCTAGTGTCTGTTCTACTTCTTCCTCTTGTTTCTTCTTTTCTTTCTCATCAGTATTTACTATAGTCTTAGCCCTATCAGCTAATTCAGCTGTATTTCTTAATAGCATCCTATACTCATCCTGCCTAATCTCTTTATCAGCAGTAGCATCAAATAAATCACTATGGGCTTGTTTAATTTCTGGATCAGAACTGGTTACTAAGTCTTTTTCACTAAAATCAGATCTATCTAGCTTTTTATTGTACTCTGTCTCAGTATTTCTTATCTCCCTATTAAGCTTATTCCTAAACTTTTTAGCGAAGCTTTTAACATTAGGTATATCATGTTGTTCAGCTAAATCGAATGCTTCTAACTTTTCTTTAAGAGCATCTAACTTAAGCTTAGTACTAAGAACATCTATAAAATCCTTACCCAAATCTTCAGCAGTATTCCTAACTTCTCCTTCTGTTTGGTTTAAGTATTCTACCCTAGATTGCTCATCTCTTTTAGCTTGAGTATACTTTTTATTAAGATTGGCCATTTTAGAAGCTGCAGCTAATGCTTCTGACTCGCTTAATTTACTGAGATTCCTATTAGACTTATAATTCTTAAGTATCTTAGCACCAGCCTTAAAAGCAGCCTTTTCATCTTCTATCATCTCATTGGTAATACCATAGTCTTTGGCAAGTTTGGATCCCTTAATCCTATCCATTATATCAAGGAATCTTTTCGATCTATCCTGACCATATATAAGGTTACTAGTCTTTTGTTTAGCACTCCTCTTACCGAGCCCCATAAACTTACCTAGTATCTGTTCCCTATAAGTATCTTTTTCAGCTTGAGATTCGAGATCGAACATTTGCTCTACCTCTTTCTTAGTTCTAGCAGATGACAGTATATCCCTGAAATTAGCAATAGTAGATGAAGCTGCTGTAAAAGAACCACCCATTAAAGCACCTGTTCTAGTAGCTTCCCTAAACTCTTTACTATCAGCTAATTCTTGTTCGCCTAAACCTAGTATAGCATTTGTAGATCTGATTGATGCATCAAAATATGTCTTTATATAATCTTTAACATCAGATATCTCCTCTAGAGTACCATCTTTATACGCTTCTTGCCATATAAACTGATTACCTTCTTCTATAGCCTCTGTATAAGCATTACATACAGTAGAACCTACACCTACAAAGGCTCTCCTCATAGCAGCAGAACCAAAGGCTTTGCTTATATTAGGGAACCAAGGTATAGCTAATATAACTGTTTGAGCTATATCTTCTGACATTAAGCTCATATTAGCTTTCTTAAGGTCATCAAGGCCCTCATAAGCATTCATTCTAATAGCTCTAGCCTCCTCTTCATCAGGCTCTCTACCGTAAGTATTTATAAAATCTTGTTCCTCCTGAGCTAATTTCTCTTCATACGCTTGACCAGCTTCAGCCTCACTTTCATGCTCACGCATCTTAACCAAGGCAAACGCCCCAATACCTGCACCTACTACTGTACCTAGTGCCATACCCCATGGACCACCTAAACCTAAACCAGCTAAAGCTTTAGTAGCTATTGCGGGACCTAATGCTGCACCTAACTGCCACATCCAGTCAAAAGCTCCGCCAGCTAGTACTTCCCCAGATTCATATTTAAGAAAAGTACCAAAGCCATAGTCACTTGGTATGAATGGGTTACCAGTACCCTCATCGGCTATAGCAGCTGCTTTCTTAAGCTTATAAGGCAGCGATTGTTCAAACTCTCTTATTTCTTCTTCTTTAGCCTGTATATCCCCCTGAAGTGATTCTACTTTAGTTAAAGCTAATTCCCTACTAGCTCTTAAATCCCTAAACTCTTCCATAGATAAATTATCAGAATCTTTTAGCTGTTCATCTATCTTATCTAGTTCATTCTGGGCGGTAGCTAGTTCATCAACAACCCTAGATTTTTTAAAAGAGTTATAATGTTCCCTAAATGAATCAGCCCAATTAGACCATCCACTCTGAAAGTTGGTTTGTATAACTCTAGGATCTGCGGAAGGTTGGTTTTTATAATCACCTTTGGCTATGAACGGTAGATTTTGAGCTACTCTAATCTTAGCAAGCTCTTTAACTAATTCCCTATTTTGCTGTCTTTGAGCTTCAGCAATAGCAGTACCAATAGAACTAGCTCCTTTGCCTACTTCAGGGCTATATGATAGTTCATCAGTACCTTCAGAACTAGAGTAGTAGTCGCTGTAGTCTACAGGGTAAGCACCTATATTATCAGCACTTACATTACTGCTAGCTGCTTTATTGCCTACAGCAAGATCTGTATCAATATCAGTATTAATATCAACCTGGTCACCACCAGGTGTATTATAATTCATATCGCTTAAGTAAGCTTTATATTCAGGGTTATTAGCCATAAAAAAGTTTATTCGTTATTTAGTTTTAACGTCTTCTGCAATTGATCTCCTAGAAGGAGTTGTCTTACCTCTATTCTGTTGCATCTGAAGTAATTCCCTTAGAGCATTCCTCTGACTACGTACATCCTTTGTAATACCAAACATCCTAGCATATTCTTCAGACTGGGGCTGTCCACTAGTAACTGGTATTAGCTCTGAAGTAAGAGCATTAGTCATATCTTCAGCTCTGTCGGGTAGAGCAGTATATAGATTAATACGCACTATCTCTTTAGTGTTTCCATTACTATCCTCTATTTCCTCTATATAAGCTGAACCAGAATCTACAAGATCTTTAAGGCTAGGTAAGTCAGTACCATGTTTATCTTCAGCTCTTTCTATCATATTCTCTGCTTGATTCTTAGACATCTCTATGGTACCACGGGAATATAGTTGACCTTCCCTAGTTAATATCTTATTGTTAACTTGAGCTGGTTCATACTTATATTTTCCTTCAAGACCTGCCAACTCTTTACCTAACATGTTTGCTTTAGTATATTTATCTGCCTTCTCTCTTATACCTTCTGGTAGTGACTCTTCAGCACTTTTAATACCTTCCTTAATATCTCTAGATATATCAGCTAGTAATTCTTTCTTTTCTGTATCACCAACAGTCTCATCCCTCATTTTGGCTGGTATATCGCCATAATCTTCCTCTAAATTGCTATCAGTAGCTAATTCATATGCTTTAGCTAATTTGTTGTAATTAGAACTTTTTTGACTAGAAGATGTTGGAGCTCCCATATAGCCTACATATTCATACTTGCCTGAAGATTTCAGGTTGCTAGGAGTTAAACCTTTCTTAGACACATCACCTAACAGCTTACTAGCCTCATCTATAGCAGAGATTTTCTCAGCATTAGCTTGTATATTTGCTAGATCTTCAGGTCTACCTAAACCTAAGTCAGGTAATATACTGCTTTCTTCAGCAAATTGGCCTAAGTCTAATCTACCCTTATCATCTGTATTCATCCAACGATGCATAGTCTCTTGATCGAAAGTTTGAACTTCCTTAGTCATAAGATCTTCAGCTCTTTGAGCGTACATAATATCAAACATGCTCGCACCAGCTTGTTCCTGCTGTGCTTGACGCCTACTCTCTACAGCAGACCAGTTAGTATCAATACCTGACTCAGCTGCAATAACTCTCCTAGCTGTTTCATCATATAAAGCTCTCTCTATATTATTGACTAGATCCCTAGACATTTCAGGAGCTTCCCCAGCTTTTACTTGCTGCCTAGCTATATACTCGGCTTGATCACTCAATGCTCTACCCGCTTTACTAGTTCTAAAGTCATTAGGTATACGTCTTAGTACTAAATCGTCAGACTCTTCATCTTGAACATAACCTAACATCCTACCTACCCTATCAGGTAGTACTCCTGTCTGACCAAATTCTAAAGTATCTTCACGTATATCATCAAGCATAACATCCCTAATATATTCATTAGGATCTGCCATCTCTTCAGGAACTGTACTAAACCTAAGAGTCCTACGACCTTCAGGTGTAACAGCGCCTTCAGTTTCATACTCAGCTAACTGTTCCCTTATCTGATTAACTTTCCAAGAAGGTAGTTGATAGCCATACTCCTCTAATCTTTCCCTGGTTTCTGCCGCTTCTTGTGCAGCACTTTTAGCTTCTCCCCAAAAGGGATCTGATAATATTTCAGACCTAACATTTTGAAACCTATTCTTAAAACCAGGAGACCTAAGATTATAGCCTTCTTCTTCAGCTAATTGGTTTATAGCTTGTTTAGCTGCGTTAGCTTTAGCTTTAGCTGTCCTAGCATCTCCACCACCGATACCTAAAGCTCTACCTGAAGTACCTTCTGCAGCTTCCTCTGTGGACAATTGTCCAGAGCCTAAACCACCTATAAACTGTTGAGCAGCCTGACGATAAGCATCTTGTTCTTTCTGCATCTGCCCAGCCATAGCACCTAACTCCTGAATTGGGGGAGCTACGTAACTAGGTTGATAATAACCTTGAGCAGGTTGTGTATATTGACTAATTGGCATATTATTAATTATTATTTTTTAAATATCTTTTATACGCAGTATTAAATATATCACCCCTAGTAGGATTGAAATTAATACTACCTTGCTGACCTACATCATAATCAGGTAAGTACTGATTAAGTGCTCCACGCCACATTTCAGTATTACGCCTAGACTGTACATCTTGCATAACACCCCTAGCACCAGCACCTAACTGACTCATACCAGTACTTATTAACCTATCCTTAGCTGCCTGAGTGCCTAACCTACGATTTAAGTTAGCCTCTTCTAACTGCTGCCTACGTTGTGCTTCCCTAGAGCCCATGTTAGCTAACATACTAGCATTCTGTTGCCTATATTGATTCTCTACATTTTCTTTACGTCCGTATATATTAGCTTTGGTCCTAGCGTCTTGACCTTGTAATGCAGCTAAATTAGCTAAGTATTGCGCAGAACTAGGAGCTGTTTCCCTTAAGTTTCTTTCAGCTGTCCTAGAAGCTATATTAGCTTGTTGTAGTTGAGGCCTAACATCGTATCGCCTATCCCTCATTAGATTAAGTATCTCTTGCTTATAGGGATTCTGTTGGTAATTTATATCTGTTTGAGCTTTTTTACCAAACAGCCCTTTACCTATATTATATAAAGCAGGCGCAAATTGAGCTGCTACACCTACCCCAGTACCTACTTTGCCCCAGTTAATACCTTGTCCACCAGCTTCAGGTGCTTCTGGTGAGCTCATAGGAGCTAGTTGAGGATTGTTAACATCGTAGGTTTGTTCCTGTCCTATACCCCTTATACCAGATAACTTGTCAGGATTAGAGGTATCAAGTTGCATCGCAGCCTCATCATCTATATCTATATTATTTAAATCATACAACTCTGGACTTAAATTATGCCCTACAAATCTACCAGGATCATGAAGAGGCCTATTAGCGGATGTACCACTAGGTGTCCAAGTATTGCCTATAGTTTGATTATAGGGACTAGGAGCTAACTGTGGGTTATTAGCATTATAAGTCTGACCCATACCTTGTAAAGGTAAAGAACTCATTTTAGAACTCTCACCCCACCCCCAGTCATCAGAGTTACCCCACATAGCTTCTATAGGACCCCATCCGGTTGTACCACCTTCCTGCATTTTACGGTTGCCTCCAGAAGTTTTCTGACTCTCTTGTTGTTGCATTAAATCCATATATTCTTTATTCACTTTAGCTAACATCTTCTCTGCAGTACGTTTAGCTATCGGAGTAGGCTTACCTTCCATTACTTTCTTATAGTTATTATACGCTCTTTCTAATCTCCTACCTAATTCTTTATATTCCTTATTATCACTATTCTTAAGATCACCTAGAACTTGAGTACCTTTAGGTAGGTTCATATCTATACCACCATTTTTATGTGTAGGAGTACCTTGTGGTACCTGTTTAATAACACCAGCTGGGGTTCTATAAGTTTCTCCCTTCTCTAATTCAGCATTAGGACCGCTATTACCATAAGGTATCATACCGCCCATAGGCATTTGATAAGGAGAAGTATACTGACTTTGGTGTTGGGGCTGCATTTGTGCTTGTGCAGCTTGTGCTGTTTGTTGGGCCTGCATAGCTTGCTGTTGTTGAGCTGCTTGTTTATCTCCTTGTATTTCACTGCCTATCATGCCTGCACCAGAAGATATCATGCCCATACCAGCCCCCTGTAATCCTGGAACAAACATAGCTCCAGCTCCTCCTAACGCTAACGCACCACCCAGTATACCCTGTTTATTCTCACCTATCCAACCACCTAAGTTGTATTCAGGTAATTCACCCTCATAATTTTTAACCTTTTTAGCTGCTCTATCTAAAAGCTTCTCCTTTATATCAAAGTCACCTTCTTCACTAGTACCTATCATAAACCCCTGATTTCCGTATAGATTACCTTCTTTACCTACCCTAACAGGGGATTCAGATTCGACTATACCGAATCTATCATTAACTCTAGATAACCTACTCCTCAAAGAATCTGGGGATTCTGTTTGACCTAAGTAACTAGCAACATTAGAGGGGTATACCTGATTTAAATACCAACCCATGTTAGACCTATTTATAGGCCTAAAATTAGGATTTGATATATATTCACCAGGTTTACCGTATTCTTTGGTCTTAGCCATATTATGAGAATAGACATCAGCACTTGGGGAACCTGATACAGGACCACCTTTTTGGTATTTCACTTTGTTCGTTTTTTCAGACATCTTATTTTTATTATTATTCTGTTCTACGGGTATGTAATTATTATCGCTACCTTTTTCATAATAGACCCTATCATATATTTCTGGTGTCCTATCTAAAAACTTATTAGCTAAAGGATTCTTTAAATCCCATTTATCATAAAAGGATACGTATTGACCTCTTTCATCTTCACCTCTACCTACTGTTATATCCCCAGAAAAAGTTAAATAAGGTAGCTCACTAACTCCACCTTCCCTAGTATCTAAAACAGCCTTATCTTTATCACCAAGAGCTTTCATAGCTCTATTGAGAAATTTCCCCCTATTGTAATCTTTAGGAGTATAATAAGTAACATCCTGTTCCTGGCTTATAGAAGGAGCGTATTTAGACTTGTTAAAGCTTCTAGTGGGTTCTCTACCCCCTAAAGCATATCTCCACATATCTTCCCTTCTTTCGCCTACAGGTGCTCTACCTCCACCTACTATAATATTGCCTATTGCTGGAAGTATATTACCCAGTGTATTACTATAACCTAGAGGTTGAATATTTTTATATATCCTTTTATCTAACTTAGTAAATTTGGGATCTCCGTTTGCCATATCCTATATTATTTATTAGCTTTCCTAGCGTTCCGTGCGAAATTAGCTTTCTTAGCTATCTTACCACCTTGTTTCAAACCTTTCTTTATACAAGCTTGTGTAACACCATTATAGCCTTGTTTTTTACACCAGCGAGTAAAGCTGCCTTCAGTACCTTTACGCTTCATACGTTTAGAAGCTTTACCCATCCAATCCTTATTAGAACCTTTCTTTTTAGCCATGGCTTTAATTTTATCTATATGATAACCTATACTTAGTTACAAATAATGGGAAGTTAAATCTATACCCATTAACATTATCATATTTAAGTTCTACAATTAAATATTTATCACGCATCCTCTCCTTGAAACTCTTACTAGAGTCTAAGTTACCAGCATCGAATATATCTGGATTATCAGCTAGATCTACAGTAACTGCATTCCTAGGAATTCGCATAGACCAGTCTTTACCACGCTTATCTATATTGTCGCCTACAGTAAGACTTACCCAATCTGAATTCTGATAAGTGTTGTATACCCTAGCTTCATCTAATGTATCATAAAATATATTCTTATCGCTAGAGTCTGTAGATTTATTTATATAGTTAAATACATCAAATATCTTAGTTAAGCCTATATCAGAA